TTAGCCTTAACACCTATACAACTTAAAGATTTCTTTGTAGATGCTAATAATGTTGGAATAACAGAAACAGATTTATACACTTACACCACTCTAGCAAATAGACTAAATACAACAGGTGAAAAGATAGTAGCGGTTTACGGAGGAGAGCTTAAAGACGCAACAGCAAGTAGTCAATTAAAAGTATATTTTGCAGGACAAGTTATTGGGGATACAGGAGTTTTAACAATGAGTGTTGCAGGAGCATTTGTAATAAATGTTTCTATAATACGAACAGGAACAACAACAGCCAGGTCAATATTAAATATTTCTACTCCAGGAGCAAGCACTTCAGCATATACAAAATATACATCACTAACAGGTTTAACTTTTAGTAACACTAACATATTGAAAATAACAGGAACAGCAGGTGGAGCTACAGGAGGTAATGACGATATAACTGCAACTTATGGAAACATTCAATGGCAACCAGCCGCAATATAAAACTAAAATAAAAATATGACTACAAACTGTAATAAGATAAAATATACTTGCGGAGATATTAAAGGATTTTCAGCCTGTATAAAATATGAAAAAGAAGTTCCTCAATTCTCACCTTTATTTGGCAATGATTGTAAGGACTTAGAACAAACAACAGAAGACCTATACAACACTGTAAGTAAGCTAAAACAAGATATAGATGTTTCAGGACTATTAAATGCATGTGTAACATTTAGCACGCCAAAAACAACTAAATCGGTTATTGAACAAATGTATATAAAAATATGTGAAATGCAAGCACAAATAACAGCACAAGGGTTATTAATAACAGAATTACAACAAACAACATAATGGAAGAGTGCAACACAGGAATAACAATAATACAAACAGCTGAAGAATGTCAAAATAACTACGTAAGTACAAATTGTGTAGCTACACCAAACGCAATAACTTATCTAGACCTTTCAGCAGGCGCAAGTCAAACTCAAATTAATGCAAACATAGTATCTGCTTTAATGAGAAAAGATGAACAGATAAGTGAAATACCAATCGCAAATGGAAGCGAAACAAAAATAGTAGCAGGAACAAATGTAACAGTTACAGGAACAGGAACAAATTTATCTAATTATGTTATATCAGCAATAGTTAATACTCCTACATTAGATTTAAAGACAATAAATGGAGAATCTCTTTTAGGCATTGGTAATTTGACTATTAGCAGTCCTGTGGTAGACTATAGACCTTACAAAGTATATACGGCTTTACTAAATCAAACAGGAACTTCAAACCCTGTCGCTAGAGTTTTAGAAAATACGTTAGGGGGGTCGATAGTATGGACAAGAAATTCAACAGGGACTTATCTAGGTACTCTTACAGGAATATTTACCACAAATAAAACAACGGTAATGATAACAAATGGAAGTGCTGGTTCAGATACAGTAGCAGGTTATGCTGAATTAGATTACATTGTTTTATTTAGTCACTTAACTACAAATGGCTCTACATCTGACAGCGTATATGACAATGCAACAATTGAAATAAGAGTATATAACTAATAAAAATAAGAATAGTATATTATGAAAAATAATAATTGTGAATGTGGAGGAGAGTTAGAAATTGATTGCACTTGTAAAACTAGACTTAGCACAGACTGTATTACCTTAAAAGAAGATTTAGTTTGTAGTAATGTTTTAAAATCACAAACTTTAACAGAGGCATTAAAACTATTAGATGCATACATCTGCGAAAGATTTGAATCTTTAGAAAATTTTTTTGACTTAATAAATGTAGGTTCAGGTTCACAGATATATAAAGGTATTTCAAATATCGGCAAAAAACAATTAAGAACACTTGTGAACAGTAATTTAATAACAATTACCCAAGGAACAGATACTATAACTATAGCTGTAGATGAAACTAACTTAATACCATTTATAAAAGCTAATCAAAAGACTTACTCCGCCACAAATTTAGGGATAGGCTCTGAAGTTTATAAAAGTACAACCATAGTAGGAGATAACACCCAACTAAACTTTAGAAAAATAAAATCTTCAAATGCTTCTGTAAATATTTCTCAAGGGACAGATGATATAGATATTACAGTGAGTGCAAGTGTAGTACCAGACGGTTCAGAAACTAAAATAAATGCAGGAACAAACGTAACAAAGACAGGAACAGGAACAATAGCAAATCCTTATGTAATTTCTTCAGTAGATACTAATACCACTTATTCAGCAGGAACAGGAATTTCTCTAGTAGGCACAACCTTTAATAACACATCTCCAGACCAAACAGTTATTCTATCTCAAGGTGGAGCAACTATTGTAACAGGCACTTATCCTAACTTTGTAATATCTTCTGCAGATACAAATACTACTTATTCTGCAGGTTCAGGACTATCATTAACAGGAACAGTTTTCGCCGTAGAAAATTTACAAAAAGTAATTACATACCCAACAGATTTTACAGGTACAAATTATACACTAACCAACGCAGATTATAATTTTGAAATTATAATTGCAAATGGAGCAACAAATGTAAGTATAACAGTACCTAGTGGACTAACTTCTAAAATAGGAGTGGGCTTCACTCAAAAAGGTACAGGAGATGTAACTTACGTAGCTTCTGGAACAATTATAAACAATCCTATAGGATTAAAAATAAAAGGTCAGTACTATCAAACATATTTAAGTCAAGAATTATCAACAAATAATTACTTTTTAGGAGGTAATACAAAAATTTAATATGAATAGTTTTAAAAGAGATATTTTCAGAACAGAACATATAACAGAAGTAACACCACCTAATAATTTACAAGAGGGGTCTATAAGCAGTACATTTCAAGTAACTAATCAAGATGTTTGTAGTTTAGTTGTAGACACTCCATGCTACATAGAGACAGTAACTACAGGTTTGGTTGTTAATGGAGATAAAGTTTTTAGTGATGCACAAGGACTAATTCCTGTAGCAGGACAAGGTAGATACTATAAATTAATATTAATAGATATTTACAATGTATCTATTGATGATAATGGTATAATAACAGTTGATTCAATTTGTTTATAGTTAAAACAAAAGTTTATTGGTTTTCTTTTGTTTTAAAAAGAAGGAGGTGTAGAAATACATCTCTTTTTTGTATAAACCACTTTGTAAGTAATTTTAAAAAATAAGTATAATATAGTATATTTGCAGAATGAATAATCGAGAATTTGTATCAAGAGTGTTAAACGGACTAAAGTCTTTAAGTAAGGACTCTATGATTTCACGCCGTTTTATTTTAAAAGTAGGACAAGAAAAAGCAAAGTTTTTTATATCTCAAAAAGCAGGAGAAAACTCAATATATAGAGAAGATAACTTATTGTCAAGTTTAAACTGTTTTGAATTAAAAAAAATAGATATTATTGATTGCCCTATTATAGAGTTTAGAACTTGTAAACAGTTAATGCAGTCTAAGAAAAAACTACCTGAACTAATTTACAGTAAGTTTGGCTCAAGTATAAAAGAAGTTACTTCATTAGATGGAGAACACTTGATAAAACCTATTACTCTTGCACAATACAGATTAAATAAACAAAGAAAAGACGCATCAAAAGACTTATATTTTTATATAAAAGATAATTATTTATATATACCAGATACAGAAGTAGAAATAGTAAATGTTTCCCTAATAACTTTAGATTTATTTGACCTTGATGAATTATCCTCGTGCAAAGAAAGTAATTGCAAATCAGCTTGGGATTACGATTTTATATGCAGTGACAAATTAATGGAAGTTGTTATCTCAGAAACTATAAAAGAAGTAGTACTATCGAAGCAAGTGCAAGAAGATCAAAACCCTAACTTAAATGAAGGTAGCTAAATACACGAAAGGAGAAAAGAGAGTTTTTAGACATTCAAAAAACAATCCTAAAAATGTCAATCACGTAAAAAGAAAACAACCTGACGCAGAGAACAAAGAAGTTTACAAAAAAACATTCGTAAATACTGTAGATTTAAGAGCTAATAAAAAATTAATTCAACATTTAGAAAAAACTTTAAATCTAAAAGAAAAAGGATTTACAAAAAAACAAACCTTTGAAATAATATACCAAACTCTAAAAACAATAGCAGAAAGAACAGTTAGAAATGAAGCAGGAGTTTTTATTAAGAATTTTGGATATTTCTGCATAGTAAGGTATCCGCAAAGAAGAGTAATGGAAGGGTTTGTACAAGGAAAGAAAAAAAAGTACATGAACTTTCAGACTAAAGGTTTCCCTCACAGTATAACATTTATACCTATAAGGAAAGATACAGCACTAAAAGAGTGGGTAATGGAAAGAGCCTTTCATAAATACTACACTACAAGAATAATGTCACAATTATTAAGTGAAGGAAAAAGATATAAAATGAATTTCTCACTGTTACATAACCTACACGGAAATAGAACATACACAGTAGACGTAATAAAAAAACAAAACATTGACAACACGTAATCAACTTATAGCGGAGGTTTTAACAGATTTAAAACAATATAATGAAAGTGGGTTAATAGATACTATATCTTTAAACTTATGGACTAAGAACGCCTTATTAAAGTTTGGAGGGAATATTATGCCAAAGGTTGACAAAGTGGTGGAAGTTAAAAATGGAATGGCTAAATTGCCTGAAAACTTTTATTCATTGTTTTTAGCGGCAAAATGCATTCCAGATAAAAGTGAAGTGTTATGTGGAGAAGAGGACGAAGACACTTTACAAAATATTTATCAATATAGAGTAAGAATAGAAGCTAAAAGAGACTGGGATAATTTAGCAGATGATTTTAAAACAGGAGAATTTACAGAAATAACAGAAAAATTATTTTTTCACGATGGAAGAACTCAAGTAGAATTTAAATACAAAAATCCTCAACTATTAAAGTTAACAAGAGGATTTAAAAAAGAAAGGCTTTGCGGAAACAACTTGAATTTGCAAAAAAACTTAACAAATTCTTGCCCCTATGAAATAAACATACTAGGAGAATATATACAAACTAATTTTAATAAGGGTTTTATTTACATTCAATACCAAGGCTTACCAACTGAAGAAGGCACAGATGACTTGATAATTCCAGAAGTAATGGGTAACTATGTTTATGAATATGTAGTGGCAGAGCTAAAGAAAAAAATATATGAAAACTTATGGACTAATGGAGATGATCCAGATGTTCAAAATAAGTTAATGTATTGGAAACAAGAATCTGCAGATAAATTTTCAAATGCTATGACCGCCGCCAAATTTGAAGGTATGGGAGGAAAATGGTGGAAAGAATTAGCAGCAAATCACAAAAGAAGAAACAGCATATATCAGCAATTTGCTTACGGTAAATAATGGAAAAACCAATAAAAAGTTTAAATATTCCTAAAAAAGGAATGTCTAGAAAAAACCCTTTAGAATTAGAAAATACAGAATACTCCTTTGCAATGAATGCCAACTTGGAAAATTCATCAGAGGATTTTTTCAGTTTATCTAATGAGCAGAGTAATTTACTAGCAACTAGATTTAAATTAGGCTTTAAATTTATAGGGGGTAAAGTAGATATTGATTCAAGTACAACTTTTGTATTTTTAACAAATCCTATTACAGGAGAAGGAGAGTTTGGAAAACTTGAAGGATTTGAGAATAACATACAAATAGCTCAACCTCTTGAAAATACAGTACAACAACCATTACAAACTTACACCACGTTACTTAATGACGCTTGCAACAATGGATTTAATTTTAATATTAATTTCCCAATAAAAAAGTGCGCAATAAAAAATGAAAAAGGAGTAAAAATAATATATTTTACAGATAATAGAAATGAACCACGTTACATTGAAATAAACAAACTATCTCAATACATAAATAGTCAAACTATAAGTTGTGGAGAACCTGTAGAAGAAGTTAAATGCTTCAATGCAGACAAGATGAGGATCTTTAAAAAGCACGCTATACCTGACTTAACGCCAACATCAATAGATCAAGGAGGGAGTCTAACAGAAGGAAATTATCAATTCCTAATAGCTTATTCAGATGAAGCAGGAAATGAGTTATCTCAATATTACTCACTAACTCAACAAGTATCAATATTTGATGAGAACAATACAGTTCAGGAAGCTTCAAGTGAAGTATCTGAAAGAACAAACTTTGCTATAAAATTAAAAGTAGAAGGTTTGGACAAACAATACACTCACTATAAGATTGCAGTTATACAGAATACAAATAACGCTCAAACTTATTTTATAGAGGGTTTACATACTATTGACGACAACAGTGTAGTTTATACAACTCAACAAAATAAAAAGGCAACCACTCTAGTTGAACTTTTAAAAGTAAACACAGAAGTAAAAAAAGCCGAAGCATTGGCAGTGTCTAATAATGCTTTATTTTTATATGGACTAGAATCAGAAAAGGAGTGGAATTTACAACCTGTAGTAAACTTTATAGGACAATTTGCTAAATGGCAAACTTCTATAGCTTCTGAAAATTTCTACGAAAGTGGAGTAAACAACGGCAAAAAAGGATATAACAGAGATGAAGTATATCCTCTAGCAATACAGTTCCAAACAAATACAGGGTATAAAACACCCGTATATCCTTTAATAGGAAGACAAGCTACAGAAGAAGACTTAACAGAAGTAGCAAGTAATAATAAAGATAGGTTATCCATAGAAGCAAACAAAGTAAATTGTACAACTACAGATAGATTAAAAAGATGGCAGTTTTATAATGATGCAAAAGAGACGGGTGTATGTTTAAATGAAAATGTTCCTACTACAACTATAATAGAATCAATTGAAAAAACTTCAACTATTGAAAATGTTGTAACTATTCTAGGAGCGACTTTTTCACTTTTTGACACACAAGAATATGAAAACCTTTCAGAACTTATTGAAGACAGTTTTGAAGAATGTTTTGAATATCCTTTTTGTGAATATCTAGATATTACAGACTATACAAATCAAAACAGTGTGCCTATATTTGATTCAGAATGTTCTGCACCAATATTATTATCTGAAAAATTATCTTTAAAAACAATTACAGGAGAAAATTCAGAAAAAATACCGAGTATATTCCCTTTAGATTATGCTAAAATAATACCTTTAAATTATTGTCAGGTCTCCGCTACAAGTCAAGTTGATGGAGCTCTAGTAAAAGATGAAGAGTTTAGGGAGTTGTACACTAAAGACATAGCATTTATTAATAAATTTGTATATAAAAGAGAGTCTGTATTCTCAAACACTATATGTAATACTCCAGAAGATATACAAAACATATCTGCAAATACACCTCCCCTATCTAGTCAGTACTTTATGTACTATGGAGCAAACACTTCAAGCGAATTACAGACAACAAAAAATGCAACGTCTTTATCATCAGAATTTACAAATAAAATACATAAAGGGGCTTTATGGTACAAGGGAAACTTTGTAACTAAACAAGAATTAATTTTAGAAGTAACAAAACAAAAATTACCAGAAACACCAACAGATAGCATTTCTTCAGGAACTTTAGTAAGATTATCCCTTTATAATAACTGTGGAACAGCAGCACCATTATATAGTCAAATTGTAGATTTATCAGAAGGAGAACAATACAAATTAAGGTTATCGGCAGGAAGCTTATTTATAAAAGTAGGTGATAATGCAGAAACTAATTTAGGAGTATATAATAGTACAACTTTTATAGTAGCTATTGATTGTCCTATAAGACAAGTCACAGGGCAAGATGATGTAACTAGATTTATAGTAGCTCCAACTAAAGGTTGTTTTTCTGTAGTGACTAGAGATATAACTTACAGCAGAGTTGATGTTACGTACACATCAATAGTTTTAAACAAAAGACAAACTTATACTTCAGAATGTAGTTTTGAATTACCACAAGTTCAAAATTGTATATCTTTACCTTATAAGAAAGGAACTTTTGCTTACGTAGAAAGTTTAGAGACCTATCCAGACAATATAGAATTGTATAATTCTAAAGTATTAAATATACAACCTCAAGATTTTTCAGATTTAAATGAGAGGTTAGAATTTGAAGATTACTTTACCAATGGAACTATTTCAGGTAATTATAATTTAGTAGATAGTACAGATTTTAGATGTGAGCCTATAAGACATTTTAAGTTTCCAGATAATAAGGTAGCACCTTTTATGTGGGATAACCCACTTTCTAGTTTTTCAGCAAGTACTATATTTCCTTTAGGTATAACTATTGATGAGAAAGTTATTAACACTTTTTTAAAAATTGCGGTAAAAAATAAATTAATAACTCAAGAACAAAAAGATAGTGTAGTTAGTTATGAAATATTTAGAGGAGATAGAACAGCTAATAAAAGTATAGAAGCCTCAGGGTATCTATTTGATATGAGAAAGTATCAAGAAGATAACAAAGATATATTATACTCTAACTATCCTTATAATGATTTAGGTGCAGATAAGTTAAACTTAAATGATAATAATTCTTTAATATCACACAATAGTCAAAGTAACTATAACTTCACATTTCACTCACCAGAAACAGATTTTAAGAAATTAACAGTACCTTCTGAATTAAAAGTGGAAGGATATATTTTTGGAAAATCCAGTGGTAATTTTGTGGACGTACACGATCATCCTAAATGGGTAATATTAGGCAGAAAGGCAAAATCAACAGCAACAACTTTAGCAATAATAGAAGCTGCTTCTGAATTAGCTATACGTATAGCAGAATCTGGAGAAAATTTTAGAGTTACTTTTGGACTTTCTAACAGTGTTAATGTTGGAGGTATAATATTAGCTACAATAGCAGCCACAACTACAGCCTTAAGATCAGTTTCTCAAATAGGTAGATACAGATATGAGTGGCTAAAAACGTTTAAAGATTTAGGAAGCCCTAAAAACTTTGCTTATAAGTACTCTTCTAAAGGACACTATAACTACATTAAAACACTGCAAGAAGAAGGAGATGTTTTAAGAAGTATAAATATTGGTAAAAATTTAAAATCAGGTAATTACACCACAGTTAATGAAACAGATGGAGAAAAGTTAGAAATAAATAATTTAGACAGAGAACACAGCACATTTATATCTTTAGGAAAAGATTTCCCCTTAACTTGGGAAGAAGAGTACAGAGGATATGATAACGGAAACTTAAATAGAAATCTTTCTAGCTTGACTTACGGCAGTGAATCTAATTCAGAAATTGAAGGTAGGAGTAATGACATAATCAAAAATATTGCTTCACCTTACGTAAAATTAAAAAATTATAATCCTGCACAATATGGGAGTATAAATAGCATTTCTTGGATTAATACAGGATACAGAGGAGATTTAAAAAATCCTTCTAGTAACTGTATAAGTATTCTTGGAGGAGATACTTTTATAACAAGGTATCACTTAAAAAGAAAAATGCCGTTATTTGTAACTGACGCTATGGGAATAGCTTCCCTAACACCATTCGACTACAGAAAATATACAAACATAGGAAGAAAAGCAAGATTTTTTGGTGATTATGAAATAACAGGAGATTTTAGCAGAGGTAATATTATATTTCCAGATTTTGACAGTAGTTATAATTTTGATAGTTTAGCAGGTAATAGAGATATGTATGTAAAACCACCAAGTAAGTTTTATTTATATTACTACGGAATACCTGGAATGCTTACAGAAACAGAAATTAATACTAACTATAGAGCCGCAAGGAAAGAGCCTGAAAATGATTTCTACCCTAACATAGGGGATCATGTAGATTGGACTCAAGAGAATAATGTATCAATAAAAAAACCAAATACATTTTTTTACAACGAACAATATAAAAAACAGGCAGTACAACTATTTTATAAAACAACTCCAAATAATTATACAACTTTTGAAGCAGAAAGACAGTCAAAAAGTCCTAATGGGGTAAGATATAGTTTGCAAGACAATTCAGAAACAGGTCAAGCTGATCCGTGGCTAGTTTTTAGAGCAAATGATTTCTACGAGTTTCCTACACCGTATGGTAAATTAAAGGAGTTAAAAGGGATAGAAAACGAAGTAATACTAGGTAGGTTTGAAAATACTGTAGCATATTTTAATTCAACCGATATAGCAGTACAAGGAGTTTTTCAAAATGACAATGTTTTTGGAAATACTGGTATTTTCACTAGAAATAAGCCTAGAACCTATTTTCAAACAGAATTAGGATTTGGAGGGACTCAAAGTTCAGAAAGTGTATCTTCAGAGTATGGGCATTTCCATGTGGATGCAAAAAGAGGGCAAGTTATGCAAACAGTTGGTGGTAAAACTCCAGTTGAAATATCAGGTTATGAAAGTAATCTAAGAAATTGGTTTAAGGAGCACTTACCATTTAAGATAGGAATAAAGGGAGTAGACACAGATAATGCTTGTAATGGTATAGGTATCACTATGGGATGGGACAGTAGGTTTAATAGAATGTTCTTAACTAAGAAAGACTACCTACCATTAAATGATTGTATAGAATACTCTAAAGAAGAGGGATTTTTATTTAATCAATCTAAGTGTGGAATTATTCCAGCAGTAATAGAGTGCCCTTCAGATTACATATATAACTCACAAACACAAATGTGTGAAAAAGTAGTTGTTAGTGGTAGCTTATGTCCTAGTGGTTACATATATGATGAACAAAATCAAACATGTACCTTATTAACAACTACATTAGCTGATTGCTCAGTAAATCTTAATTTTATAACAGGTTTATCAGAAGGCTCTTCTCTAGTTACCACTAGCTTTTTAGATAAAACTACTCAAGAAATAAAGTGTATAATGCAAAATTCAGAAGCGAAAGCTATTACTAATACATCATTTGAAATAAATTCATTACCTTTACAAGTAGGGCAACAATTATATTTTGGATTAAGTCCAATAACTTTAACAGGAATTGTATATACTTCAGATATAAATGGAATTCAAAATACAACTGTGATAGGTGGTGGAGGAGGAATATCATTGCCTAGTACTTCTGTAGCTGTAACGTTAAATTTAGGAGTAGTTCAATCAATAACTTTATTTAGTAATTTATCACCCTGTTAAAAAGTAACTATGGCTTGTAACTGCCCCAATATAAATTGTACTCAAGAAACTATAAATAGTATAGTATACTGTAATTGCACAACTACTATACAAAATATATCTTGTCCAGAAGGTTGTGACACAGTGATACTACCTAACGGAAACGCTGTATGTGAATGCATAGAAAGTGTTGAACCTACAGTAACTGAAATAAAAATACCAATAGAACTTACAAATCCTATATATTTTAAGGATGTAAGTTTTACAGTAGCTTATAGTCCTGTATTAGAAAAGTGGATAAGTTATTATAGCTTTGCTCCAAACTATTATCTAAATCATCAAAACTATTTCCAAACAGGAATAAACAATTCAAACACTTCTTTTGAAAAAGGGTTGTGGAGTCACTTACTAACAAATCAATCTTATCAAGTTTTCTATGGTAAAAAGTATCCTTTCATAATAGATTACACAACAAAAACAGCATTAACTTCAAAAGTTGTAAACTCTATAAACTTTAATCTAAATACTAGAAGATACCACGATGAACATGATTGGGCAGAAATAGAAAATAAACCTATGTCAGCTATAACAATATATAATAATTTAGCTAACAGTGGTGAGTTAAGACTTGTAAATAATACAGGACAAACAAGTCTTATAAACAAGTATCCCAAAACCGCAATAAATGGTAAAAGTCAAGAAATATTAACAACTCATAAAGAAGAGCAATGGTTTGTAAATTACTTTTATAATAGAGTTGTAGACAATAATCAAAACAAGCCATTGTGGCTATGGGATGAAAATCAAATAAATAAAACTATAAATACAAATGTAGTAAAGTTTAAAGGAAAATCGGTACTTGAGAACATAAAAGGTATGTTTGCAAATGTAAGATTAACTCAAGATGTAGAAACACAATTCCAATACGTTTACAGGTTTGGAGTAGCTAATGAAAAACCAGAATAATGAGGTACAAAGAATATAAAGAGGGAGGAAAAACTTCAGGAGATAAAAAAGTATATGCTTACAACTATTATCTTAAAAAAGGAGTGCCTGCAATACAAGCTGCAGGTATTGTTGGGAACTTAGCTGCGGAATCAGCCTTTGACACAACAGTTGTAGGTAAGGCTGATAGCAAGCAAATATAAAATGGTAGTAGTTTATAGACATATTAGATTAGATACTAATGAAGTTTTTTACATTGGTATAGGAGCAAAGGAAATAAGAGCTTATGCAACAAAAGATAGGAGTAATTGGTGGAATAATATAATATCAAAAACTCTTTATGAAGTTGAAATAATTTTTGAACATGAAGACTATGAATTTATCAAAGAAAAGGAGAAAGAGTTTATAAAATTATATGGTAGAAGAGATTTAGGATTAGGCACTTTAGTAAATATGACAAATGGTGGAGAAGGAACAATAGGTGTAGAGATAACTGAAGATCAAAGAGCAGTTAGGAGAGATCAAATGATGGGTTGTAAAAATCCTTTTTATGGTAAAAAACATACTGAAGAGACCAAAAAGAAAATAAGTGATGTAAATTCTAATGTAATAGTTTCACAAGAAACAAGAAGTAAATTGAGTAAAGCTTTAAAAGGACGAGAAGTTACATTAGAAGAGATGGAAAAGCGATACTCTAAAAATAATCATATTACTAGAGGTTGTTATCATATTATTACAGGGCAGTATTTTAAAAGTTTAGCGGAAGGATGTAGATATTTTAAAATAGGATACAGAGTTGAAAAAAATAGAGTATTGCAAAAAGGTAGATATAGGTCTTTTGATTACGCTGAAAAAGATATTCGTAGTTCAGAGTTTACTTGCTTTGATGAAATTACCAATAGGAAGTTTAAGTCTTTAGCCGAAGCATGTAGAGAGTTAGGCTTAAACTATAATCAAACCCGAAAAAAATATAAAAGTGGTTTAATAAGAATTAAAAGTATATCTGAAATAAAACAAAATAAAAATGAGGTTTAAAGAGTATAAAAATGGAGGAAGCATAGACCCAAATTATTACACAAGGCTTTCTGAAATAGAGAGTAATAATAATTCACAAGCAAGAAGTAAAACTTCAAGTGCTAGTGGCAAGTTTCAGTTTATAAAATCTACTTGGGAAGGGCTTACTAAAAAGTATAATTTATCTTATAATTTAGAGGATAGATTTGACCCAGAAAAATCAAGAAAAGTAGCTGAACTTTATACTCAGGAAAATGCAAATTATTTAAAAAATAATTTAGGTATTACACCAAATAATACAGATTTATACGCTGCACATTTTATGGGAGTTGGAGGAGCATCTAAATTATTATCAACTTTAAGAAATAATCCAAACGCATCCGCTTATGAAGTAGCTACAACTGCTCAGATAAATGCTAATAAACCTATTTTTTTAAGAAAAGATGGAACAGTTAAAACGGCAAAAGAAGTTTATGACACGTTGAACTATAAAGTCACTAAAAATAGCGCTCCTACACAAAACACTCAAGAAGAAACACAACAGAATGACCCTTATAGATTCAGCGAATACAAAAAAACAGACTACTACGCTCCACAAGTAAGTGAAAATATAAGTAGTTTGGATAATACACAAGAAACCACTAATTTAGCAGAAGATAAAGCAACAGAAATTAAAAACAGGTTAGAGCAGAAAAAAACAGAAAAAGCTTTACTACAACAAATGATTTTAGCTACACAGGTAGCTTACGTAAATCCTGCTGATTATCAATCACAACCTACATTTGAAGAGCCTCAAGAAGGACAAATGTTTCAAAGAGGCGGTGTTTCACAATTTAAGAAAAAACCTTTTCAATTACAAGACGAAAGGAGTAACATTGCAACAGAAAACACTAAGGTAAATAATTATAACAACTCAAGACTGTTTAATCCAAATGTAAGGAATAAAACAGATAAAGAAATTGCACAAGAAAGAGAAGTAAAAATACAAACAAGTGTAGAAGCGCAAAAAACACCCTACACAAAAGAAAATTGGAGAAAGCAATTAGCAGCAGAAACAAATGCAACAGGAGATAAATTAAGAGTTTCAAATGAACCTAATTTTTTTGATGATTATTTAAATCCCGCTGTAATGATAGGAAGTATGGCAAGTAATTTAGGACAAGCTCCTTTACAAGCAGAACAATCAGATTCTGTATTACCTTATGTAACATCAATTGGAGCTCCATTAACAGTAGGAGCTTTAGCAGGGTTAGGTACACAAACAACAGGACAATTTGTAAATAACTTGGCAAATCCTTTAGCAGGAACAGGGGATTTAGTAAATAATTTAGGTAATAAATACTTACCTAATGCTTATAAGTTAAATCCTAAAGCCTTCAAACCTTCTGCAGATAAATTTTATAGACAAGTTGATAATACAACTTATAATGAAGGATTAGAAAGTGGTATAATAAGAGGAAAACAAGATGTAGATATGACTCAAGGGGAGGGAATTATTAATTTAAATAGGTCGTTTGGAGATGACGCTTATTATAATAAAAGTTCTTTATACTATAAAGATAATAAAGACTTACCTTATTTATTTGAAGCTAATTTACCAGAAGAAATGTTCATTCCTAAATTAAACGGCAGAACAAGAAAGCTAACAACTGAAAACACTTCTGTTAGAGTGTCTAAAGAACCTTTATCTATAAATGATCCTAATATTACAACATACAAAAAAGATTGGCTACAAGGTTATAAAAAAATGCCAACACAACAAGGAGATAATACAGTTTTAGGATTAGGAAAAATAGGTATTTCAGACACAGATACTTTTAAATCAGAAATAAATTGGAGTCAATGGAATAAAGAAATTCCAGATAATCCCCAATTAATGCAAGAGTATAATGCAATAGAACAAACTTCTAAAGCAAATAAAACTTGGATGAAAAATCCTGATGGTTCAAAGTTTCAAGGAACTCCCGAACAATTTGTACAGCAGAATAGTGAAAACTTTAAAAAAGCTTTTCCTAGAGGGGTTGATAAAACATATAGAGGGAGTTGGTCTCAAAAATCTTATAAGGGAAGATTAAATGAAGATAATACAAAAGGAGCTGTTTTTACAGGAGATGAAGAAAGTATTAAAAAAAGTTATGCGCCAGAAAAAATTTTCAAAAGCGCATCAGAAAAATATAGAAGAGGTTTGCACGAGCTTTACTATCCAAAAAGTGAAAATAGTTTCCTACTTGACGCACAAAATAGCAATTGGAGAAATATTGATAAAAAATTATTACCAGAAAACGTTCAAGATATAAGTAGTAAATCAAGAGTTAGTACCGATGATATTGCAAAATACGTAGAGAAAAATGATATTGCCTACGCTAAAATAAAAAATGTCGATGACGCAGGGCTTATAAAAGAAGAAATTATTTTTAATCATAAACCTAATAACTATCTAAAGTCTGTTTGGGGAAACAACGGAATGTTTGACATGACAAATCCTAATATATACAAATCAATAGTTCCAATAGCAGGAGCATCATATTTAGCAACACAGCAAGAAGAATTTAAAAACGGAGGAGAAAAAAACTCACTCTGGAAAAACATAAGAGCCAACAGAGGTTCAGGCAAAAAGCCAACAAAAGAAATGTTGAAACAGGAGAGAAAGATAAACCGTAAAGAAGATGGTGGGGCAATACCAATAAGCTCACAAGGAATGTACGAATACCAAAATCAAGAGGTTATTGTACCTACTAATGGATCAATAACAATGAAAAATATTCCTCATGATATATTAGGAATATCACAAGAAACAGGTCAACAAATTTTAATGAAACCTGAAAAAGAGTACTTCTTTCCAAATACTCAAAATGTACTTGAAATCCCACAAACAAAATCGAGAATAAAAACAAAAAGATTTTCAAAATAATTATGAAAAAAAAACTAAATAGAAAACCTGCATATAAAAAAGGAGGAGAAAGTTGGGTAAGTGATAAAATGGCTAATCTACCTATGTATCAAATGGGAACACAAACCACTTTATCATCTACACTAGGATTTAAACAATCTCCTATGAACTTACAAGCTCAAGAAAATAAATTAGACCCAAACAGTTTAAATTATGGAGAAAATTGGGCTAACAACAATCCATTACCACAAATGGGCATGAATGGTTTTAGCTATAGTCCAAACGCTGTAGGCAACTTGAACGAAGTTCCATCAGACATACTAAAACAAAACCAAGAGCAGTCCTCTTCAAACAATACAATTAGTGAAGATACAACGCAACCACAACAATTTATGAACAATTATGGTGGGGTTGATATAGAATCAAGACTTGCTTATGGAGCTAATCAATTAGGTAAAGGAAATACAGCTCAAGGTATTCTAGGTATTGCTTCTGGAGCTTTAGGAATAGCTAGAACAGGAGTGGGAGCATATGCTGCAGGAAATAGAGAAAAATATATTATGAATGAATATAATGATAAAGTAAACAAATCAATGACTCCAAGAACAATGTCCCTAGAAGACGGAGGAATGATTGACTTTATGCAAAAGGGAGGGTACAATTATAACAAGACAGGTAATATAGATCTTAACAATAATGATGTAAAACAAGTTAATAAGAACTTACAAGGATTAGGCTTACAATTTGATGAGGAGTTTGCCAAAGCTTATTTTTCAACAGAACTTACACCACCAACACAAACAGTTAATTCTCAACCAAAAATACAAAACACAAACGTGTTGGACATTACTTCAGACGGACAGTTTACAGATAGAAAAGTCTGGAGAAATCAAAAGCCAGAATGGTACGTAGGTAAACAAGAAGCTATAGAAGGTAGAGATTACACAACAGTTCCTTATAAGCAATGGGAGAATTACAAGATGACCCCTGAATATAATAAATTTCAGAATAGAGATACTAGAGTAGCAGAATTTCAAGAAGGAGGACAAGCAGTTCAAGACCAAGTTATGCAAATAATTCAAATGTATGCTCAAATGGCTCAACAAGACCCTCAAGCTATAATGGAACAATTACAACAAATGTCTCCAGAAGAACAGCAACAAGCTATTCAACAAATGGCTCAATCTTTACAACAACCTCAACAGGAACAGCAGTTTCAGAAGGGAGGCGAATTCGCAAAAAAGCTTACGGGGGAATACACAACCCCCTTAGATGAGAATGACCCTACTATAAACGCCGAAGTTGAAAAAGATGAATACTTACAATCACCTGATGGTGAAATTACACGTGCACTAGGGGAAACTCATGAGAAAAATGGCACAAAAGTAAATTTAGAAGGAGGAACACGCATAGTATCTGACCACTTAAAACTAGGCGGAGTAAATGCAAAACACTATAAAGAAAATTTTGACTTAGAAGTAAAAGCTACTGACACTTATGCAAAAGTACTAGATAGATTTACAAAAAAATCAGGTTTACAAAAAATTGTTGACGAGCAAGAAAAAGTTATAGAGCAATTGAAAAAATCAGAGGAATCTGTTCAAGGAAGTAGTATATCTGAATCTACAAATAATCTTAATAAAATGTTTCTCTCAGAAAAATTATCTGAATTAGAACAAGAAAAATCACCATTATTAGAAGCTAGAAAAGCCCTAATGGATGATGTGTTTCAAAGACAAGAGGCTTCAAAACCTGCGGAAGAAAGTTCACAAGAACAATTCCAGATAGGAGGAACATCAAAACCTTATGGAGAAAATTGGACAAATGAAGATAAGAAACAAAGATATTTAGGATTTCTACAACAAGCCAGATTTTCGGGATATGAAGGTAATCTTACAGGTAAAGAATCAAATATAGATAAATCTTGGGGAGAGTTGCAAGCTTATATGAGGAGCAACAAACCTGAAGAGACAGAAGCTTACGCTAAAAGTGCAAGAATGACAGCAAAAGGGGTAACTATGTTAAAACAGTCTAGACCCGATTTATTTAAGTCTTTAAACATACCATTAAATAAAAAAGATTCAGAATACTCACAAGAAGAAACAGATAAATTAAAAACAGCTTTAGTAGAGACAGGAACAACACCTCAAGGATTTTGGTTAGAGCAATTTAATGATAATTTAGGAGCTTATAGATTCCCAGTGTTACCAACAGATTTAAAAGCAGTAGGTGCAAATATTCAACAAATATCTGCTCCACAATTACCAAACTTTTATAAAGAACCTGAAAAGTCACCAACAACAGAAAATACAGAAGTAGGTAAAATTAAAGATCAGCAAGAAGATACAAGAAAGAGTTTAAATCTTATGACGCTTCCAAACCAATCGCCTATGATGCCTGATAGCTTAGAAGGAGCTTTAAAAATCACTAGAAGGTATGATAGAGTAGACCCTATGCAATTTTCTCCAGAACAACAATTAGGAGCAATTAAAGGACAAGAGGCTCAAGCTATGGAGCAAATAAATCAATTACCTGAATCTCAAAGAGCAGGAGCTTTAGCTAATTTATCAGCTATAACTCAAGAGAACTTAGCAAAAGTATATTCTGACGTAAATAGAACAAATTTAGTAGCGGACAATCAAGCTCAACAATTTAACGCTCAAACTCAAGCTCAAGAAGAGAATGCAAGAGGAGTAGACTTACAAAGTTATGAGAATAAAATTATGAGAGCTAAAGCAACAACTGATGCAGATAGAAGAGGCTACTATAACCAATTGCAGGCGATTGATTTGGCAAATTATAATGCAGTAAATAATACAAACTTGTTAAATCAAATGTATGAAAACTACGGTTATAATGGAAGTAGTGTAGAACAAACACAAGGAGCGCCAAAATTTAACTATGCACCAAATGGTATTCCTCTAACAAATACAAAGAAGAAAACAACTAAAAAAAGATTTGGAGGTAAAATATAATCTCTCAATTTAAGCAATTTTTATATACCACAGAAATGTGGTATTTTTGCATTTAAATAACTCAAAGAAATGGCAAACTTTCTATCAGAAAAGCAACAATATAATAAAATAATCGACCCTGTTAACATTAATTTGGTCAATACAGTACTTTCGGCAAAACAAGGAAAATTTGACCAAGGAGTTGCTGCAATTGACTCTGCTCTAGGAGAACTAGGACGTATTGATGGAATGCTTTTAAGGGACAAAGATAGAGAGTATTTAGCTAACAATGTTAAGAGTTTATTAGATGTAGTTAATAACAGCGGTAAATTAGATTTATCTAAATCAGGGGTAACTAGAAACATTCAAAGTCAAATAAAATCAGCTTTAGATTCAACAGTTATAAATGCAGTATCTCAAAGTAGTAAAGTTTCAAAATATAACTCTGAAGTTAGTGCTATAAAAGAGAAAGAAAAAGGATTATATTCTGACATAAATTATAACTATGGTATGTATAAAGCTGGCTATCAAGATTGGATAGAAGGTAAAACAGATACTATGGGAAATTTAAGTTATACTCCATATAAAGATATTGATAAAAAAGTCAGTGATTTTGTATTAGATTTAGAGGCTAAAAAGAAAGATGAGAAAGTTCAGTATAGAGATAATCAGGGAGGTATTCAAGAAGTAACAATAAGTGGACTCTCTCCAAATCAACTTAGACAAGTAGCCTACGGAATGCTTGACGTTAATGATTTAAAACAGATTGAAATAAATGGCTATTCAAATACAGGAGGATACCAAGACGGAGAAAAAATAAGTAGAGAAGTAGGGTCATTAATGGATTCAAGAATAGAGTCAAACTCTCAAAGTATCCTCGAAATTGAAGCAGATCTTAAAAAGGGAGGGTTAACAGAATCTCAAAAAGAAAAGAAAAATAAAGAAAAAGATGATTTAAGTGCCCAAGTATCTAGCTTTAAAAAAAATAAAGATGTACTTATGTCAAATAAAGTGTCTGCAGCAACATACTTAGAGCAAGAAAATTTTTTAGATAAGTCTGTAGCTAAGTTTGCCCCTCTGTATACTCAAAGTACTGAGTATAAAGCGGACGATATATTCTGGAAGAAAAGGGCTGATATGAGAGCAGAAGCATCTCAAGAGTTAGAACTTGAAAAGTTTGAATATACAAAAAACAAAGATAAAGGACTTATATCAGGAGCAGGAGAGTTTATATCAGGTAAAGTCCCCACTGTAGGAGAAGAAAATATTGACCAAGAGTTAGAGATAGATAAAACAATAAGTACTTTAAGCGAAAACTTAAAAGCTGTAACTACGCCATATAAATCAAAAATAGAAGATTTAGCAGGACAAGGTAACCCAGAAGCTAAAGTAGTTATAGCAGAATATCAAAAAAATATAAAAGCAGGAAAAAGTGAAGAAGAAGCTTTTCAAAATGCAGTGTTATCGAAAGTATCAACAAATAGTAATATTGCAATACTAGATAATAAGAACTACAGGGCTGATATAAAAGAAATTTCAGGAAAAAGAGACACTTACTTAATAGGAAGAGCAGAAGCTATTAAAAAAGGAACTGTAGAGCATGTAAATAAAACTTTAAACAATCAAGAAACATTCTCTGCATTTTTTAACAATCCTAATACAAAAATGTTATGGGTAGGAAAGAGTGGAAAAGAGGGTGCATTTAGTGTTAGAGATGTTTTAATCAATAACGGCTTAATGGATAGACAAGGCAATAAAATTGGAGACATTACCCAAGCAAAAACAGCAAGCGTATTAAAGGCACTTCAACAATCTTATTATGCAGATGATGCTCTTTCAAACAATTTAAAAAAAGACAGTGTATCTAAGTTAGCTAGAATGTTTAATGAAAATCCAGATGATGTTGTTACAACTTACACTACTGCATCTACAGGGGCTGGATCTGTAATAGGAGCTCCAGGAACAACTACAACATCTAGTAAAATAAATCCAAATACAAAAACAGGGCAATATTTAATAAAAGCAAGAGATAATAAAGTATATGATACTGTCAGTTGGTCTGATAATTCTTTAAGTGGAGATGATAATACAATATCAAAATTTATAAAAGGAAGTGATTATAAAAACTCAGAAACTTATAAAAGTTCAATAGGTAAATTATTTGGAAAATTACCTCAAAATCAATCTGTGGGAGTAGTACCAACTGATAAAGTAAATTACCAAAGATTAAAATCTTTATCTGCTAGCGAGTTTGTAACTAATCCTCAAGGAGCTTTTAACGAAGCCAATCCTATGAATATAAAATTAGATTCAACAGGTAAGAATGTAATAATTTCTCAGTACTCTAAAAGTAAAGAGGGAACAATAGTTTCAGCATCTTCAACTTTAGATATTGAAACTTTTAATGCAAATATGCCAGATTTAGCAAAAAAGCTTAACTTCGATGCAAATCAAGCTCACTACACAATAGATAGAGTTAAAAAAGAGGATTTAATATCAGAAAAAGTTAAGTTTTTTACTGAAGAAACTAGAGAAGAAAATTTAAGATGGAACGCTAAAGTACTATTAAAAAATCAACCTCAATTTGTACCTTATTTAACAAATGTAGATACAAAAGCTTTTTTAGGTCAAGGAGTAGTAAGCACTTTTGGAAAAGACAGTGAAGAATTCAAAGTTTTAAATAGAGCTATAGATAATTCAAATGATTTTACAATTAATGGAGAAGTTACTCAAGATGTAGATAACTCTTACTATTTAACACTCACTATGAAAAACGATAATAATGAAACAATTTATAAAAAAATTGTTAATAACGTAGCTGATGTAGATAATTATAAAACAGTTATTGATAACGCTCCTCAAGTTTACTACGCAGACATGGTTAAAGACATATTTCAAGCACAAGCTAAGAGTAAACAATCTACAGGAGAAAACTCTCCTTATTATACTAAACTAGTTAAAAATTTACAGTAAATGCTAGATAATACAAACCCCCTTTCAGGACTCTCAAATCCAAGACAAACTAACTTTTTAACTAGCGATACTAATGCTCAACCCATACCTACTCAGCAAATTGCGGAGGATATAAGATTAAAAAGTAGCCCTAGGTATTCAGACTTTTTAACTTCCTTTCAACAAGAAAATCAACCTAACAGTTTAGATGCATTTAAAGATAATAGGTTAAAATTAAAAGAGTTCTCTGTAAATATAGAAGACACATATATTAGATTAAATGATAATACTTATCAATCTAAATTTGAAAATTATATAGAAGGAACTAATAATGAAGAGCGTCTAGCACAAGGGCAATCCACTTCTGATAAATGGATAAATGGACTTGAAAAATTAGTTTTAAAAACAGGTAATGTTGTATTAGGAAATACAGTGGGCTTTGTTAATGGTTTTATAGAAGCAGCTAAACAAGGAAGTATTTCAGCAGTTTATGATAATGATTTTACTAAAACTCTTGATGATTGGAACACTAAATTAGACTATAAACTACCAAATTACTATACTCAACAAGAAAAAGATGCAGGGTTTGTAAATAGTTTAGGTAGTGCTAACTTCTGGGCTAATGATGTATTAGCAGGAACAGCATTTACTTTAGGTACGGTAGCTTCTGAAGCAATATGGGCTTATGCTACAGGTGGAGCAAGTTTGGCTCTAAAAGGAGCTAGAATAGGATCTAAGTTAGGTACAGCTGCTAGAGTAGGAGAAGAGGCTATAGTTGCAGAAAGGACTCTTTCGGGAATAGAAAAAATGAAGCAGTTTATAAAACAACCTTTAAAATCAACAGCTAGTAAGGGAGTAATAAACAGAGAAGGAGCTATATTAGGAAGCAAGGCAGGAGAAATATTAAACACTGTAAGATTTGGATTAACATCTGCTTCTGGAGAAGCCTCTATAGAAGCTTGGCACTATAAAAAAGAAGCAAAAGAAAATTTCTACAATAACTTTGAAACATTAAATGGTAGAAAGCCTACAGATGATGAAATTAGTAAGTTTGAAGAGGATTTAGCTAATTCTGCTAATGCAGTTTTTGCTACAAACTATTTGTTGGTAGGTGGAGCTAACTTAGCATTTTTTGGAGGACAATTTGGAATAAAAAATCCTTTAAAATCACTATCTAAAGATGTAAATAAAGGGTTGTTTGGAATAGGTACACAAACAGTTGAAATAGGTGGTAAGAAAGTTGTACAAGCCTTAAAAGCTACCAAATTTCAAAATTTTGCGGGGAAAGCTTATGGAGTAAGTAGCAATTTATTTAATGAAGTTATACTTGAAGAAGGACTACAAGGAGTAACTACAAAAACAGCTAACAAATGGTTAGATAGTACTTACGATCCAAAAAAGACAGCAGAAAATCTAGACATGATGGGTATGGTGTATGAGTCTATGGGAGAAACTTATGGCACTAAAGAAGGGTGGAAAGAGTTAGGAACTGCAGCTTTAACAACACTTATAGGTGGAGCAGCAACAGGAAACTTATTCGGGGGAGCTAAAGATATTGACAACAAAAGAAAAGATATGGAATACAATGCAAGTGGATTAAACACATTTGCAGGAGATATATTTGTTAAGAGATTAGCTATGACTAATCAAATACAGGGAGCTAATGAACGTAAAGCAGAGGCAGACGCTAAAGGAGATATAGTAGGCGGAGAAATAGCTAGAAATGATAGTATGTTTTCCCGACTCAACTTCAACTATAACATTAAGAGAGACTCTAAAGATGATATTTCAGACTTGCAAGACTCTATCAATTTAATGTCTGTAGAGCAGTTTAAAGAGGCAGGAATAGAAGAGGAAAACATAGAACAGTTCAAAACAAATACTGTTGAAGAATATAAAACACTATCTGAATCCTTTGAAAAAAACAGGCAGTTTGCCGAAGCTATTATAGGTAAAGGAACTTTTGTAGGAGCTAACGAAGCAGGGTTAACAAATAAATCAGTACTTATTGAAGCTTTAACTTATAACCTCACAATGGGAGAAGTTACAGGCGGATTACAAACTGATTTATTGACAAGTATTAAAAAAGAAATACTTGGAAACTTTACTCAAAGTAATGAACTGGTAGATGCTTTAGATATAGATAGAGTGCTCTTAAATTCAAGTGAGAAAACAAAGAAAACTTATCAAAATGTAAGTAGAAGAATAAAAACTTCAAATACTAAAAGGGAAGCTTTAAATAAAGAACTTTTAAGCTTAGAAAGAAATAAAAATAGTAAAGAGGATAATACAACATATAATCAAAGATATACTAAAGTATCAAGTAGATTATTAGAATTAGAAGAAGAGTATGCTCAGCTTAAGCAAGAAAGAGATGTTTTATTCAAAGCAGCTAAAGTAGAAAATCCTTTTATAAAAGATGATACATCTGTATCTTCTATAGATTTAGATAGTACAGAGAAAAGATTATCTGATTTAAATGATTTAGTAGAAAACTTAAAAGAAACTAATTTACCAGCACACTTAAAAATTAGCAAGTTAATCTCGGAGTACAACCGTTCAGTAGAGCAGTTTAAAGAGTTTGACAATACAGCTAAAAAACTTTCTGACCCTAAGTACAAACCTAAAGATCAAAGTAGTTTTCTTTCAAAAATTATTAATGGTAAAAAGTCTATGGACGAATTTACTAAAGAGTTTTTTATAGACACTATTAAAAATTATAATGACGTAAAAAATGCATACTTAAAAGAGCAAGCAGACGAAATAAATGCTGACATTTCTAATGAAGAATATCAGAGTTTTAAAGATAATAAAGAAGTATCAGAGGAACTTTTAACTAAAATTTCGCAAAAAGTTAAAAGTAATGAAACTTTATTACCTAGAGAAAAAGAAGTCTATGACAGTAATAAAGAGGAGATTGACGCAATAAAGGATACTATAGAAGTTACACCTCCAAAATCTGAAGAACCTATATTATCTTCTACAGAACAGCTTGTAAAAAGAATAGAAGATGCTATAGAAGCTAACAGTATCTCTATGACTTATGTAGGAGAAAGTTATGACGACATTGTTAATGCTCAACCCAATCAAGAAGAATTAGAAGAGTATGAAGAATATTTAGAAAAAATTAATAATAGCAAAAGAAAAGATAAAGATTTTGCTACAAGAGTAAACCCTAATTTTTCTTCAAATACTAAAGTTGAAATAGGTTTAACAAAAGAAGAACTTGTAAAATTTCAAAACTTAAATCTAAAACTTTCTCAATGGAGAATGCTTGACGGAGCAGTAAGTGGAGAAAGTGAAAGTATAGCGGATTTAATTGAAATATTAAATCAAATGAAAATTTCAATTGAACAAGAAGACACTAAAAATAATATTACTAGTCAAGAATTTGTAACTATAAATGAGACAGATGAAGTACAAGCTTCTAACGATGTAACTCAAAATAGTTTCACTCAAGTTCATGATAATGTTACTGCTAAAATAGTAACTATAAATAAAGAAAATGCTGTAAGATTTAGTGATTTAAACATAGGAACAGTTATAGACAGATTACAAGTACTACCTATTATAATAACAGTAGATGGACAAAGTAGACAAGCTACAGAAGCCTTAGTACAAGAGTTTGGAAAAGTTAAAGGAACACAATTTAATTTTGGAGAAGCAACATTTACTATAGAAGATAGAGGTAGAATATCTATAAAAGAAACTGATTACAACATTGTAAAAGAAACTTTAAATTTAATACCATTGTCTTCAAATTTAACTTATAGCACTTACTCACCTGTATATCAAAAAGCAGGAGAAGAAGTAGTTCAAGTACCTTCCGATTTTACCCCATCATCTCCAATATCTTACAATCAAGAAGCAAATTATGAAGTTTCAGAAGGCGAAAATGTAGAGTTAGAAGTTAGATTTGACGACCCATATAATGCATCATTAATAGAAGAGCTTAGAAAATCAGGTAAAAAAATAAGTAAAGAGTTAGCTGAAAAAGTAGAAAAATCTTTAGTTATCTTTACAACTTTAAAAGGAGATCAAATTTCAGGATCTTTGAAAGCAACTCATAGCACTATAGGAGAGGGAGTAACAGATAACAAATTCTTAGAAGTTAGAAAGAATGCATATTTAGCAGTTCTAGAAAATCTTAATAATGGTTCTATAGGATTTAAGTTAAATTCAAAAGTACAAGTTAAAAATATAGTTTTAGGGTTTCCAAATATGAATACTCAACAAACAGATCAGGGTTATGAACCTCTAAATGTAGGCTTTACAGAAGAAAGTCTAGGAGTGGTGGTAAATACAGGTTATGTTTTAAATGGTAAAAGCTTTCTTTCAAAAGATGAAAAAGGGGTAAGATTTGATTTTACTACAAAATTGTCTAAAAAGAATAAAACTACTAAAATACCTGTAATTGTATTTGAGTACAAAGGTGTTAAAGTAGCATATCCTATAAGTTTAGTAACAACTACATTAGAAAAAAGTAGTGAGGTAGAGGATATATTTAATAATCAGCAGTTGTCTGAAGCGGAAAAAATAAAAAAAATTAACGCAAAACTTGTAGAGAATAACATAGAACCTAAACTATTTCAATTAACAAGCTTAGACCCTGTAAAACTAAGAAGTATTGCAGAAGCTATGAATAGTATTCAAGACTTTATAAATGTTGAAACTTTGGCTGATAAAGATTATGATAAAAATTCACTAATATCTCAAGCACAAATAGCTATAAATTTAATATATAGACCTATAACTGCACCTAAATTAGTTTTAGACTTTTCAAACTATTCAGGTGAAGGGTTTATAGCTCCAGAAGTAGAAGTTGTGGATGAAAGTGTAAATCAAGAAGTTGAAAAATACAATAAGGAAATAGCTAAAATCTTAAAAAAACAGGAGACCATTGACAAAAAAATTGATAAAATAGAAAAGATATATCAAAGTCAAGTAAAGGTGTTGCAAAACAAAAGAGCAAAGGCTTCTGAGTATTATAGAATAGAGAAGTCTAGAGACTTAGCTTTAGCTAAATTAGACGCAGAAACTGAAATTCTTGACGATGAAATAGTTGAATTACAAAATAAAATAGACGATTTGATAGAGGGAGATGAAAATTACAATATCCCCGCAGAAGATTTGGAAGAAGTAGAAAATATAACAGATTGTGATTAATTAATTTGCAACAGTTAAAAATTAATTATATATTTGTAAAAAATAGCAGTAGATGAGTTGTATAGTAATATATGGAGATAATGGAAGTATAGTTGGGACGCAAACTCCGAAAGAAGAAACGTCTAAATTATTTCCAGAAGTTCTAAATAAAGTAAGAAATGAGAAAAGAGCTGCTGATTTAGTAGCTCTTACTTATACAGAAAAATTTGTAGAACAAGTTATATCACCTCTAAAAAGTAAATACAAAACAGCTATAAAAAGAAATTTAGATACTTTACAACCAAGTAACAGTATTATAAACCTTTTACATAAGGGTAAAGAGTATTCTGCAGACATTAAAAACCTACTTTACAAAACAGTAGAAGTCAATGGATTTACTACTATACAAGCTTTTGTTAAAGCAGGAGAAGAAAATGTAATGTTAGGTAAAGTAAGAATGAAACCTTACAAAAATGGTTTAGCTATAGAGAGCACTAATTTAAGTACAGCTCAAGTTTATAATCAGGGAAATATAGAAGGTTTACAAGGTAAAGGTATTGGTACAGAAATGTATAAATACGCAATATTAAAAGTTATTAGTCAAAACAAACCTTTCTATTCAGATGCAAACCAAACACCTGCCGCAAACGGAGTGTGGGATAAGTTAAAGTCTACTAAAATTGTAAAAAGAGAAGATGGTAGGAATAAAATAGAAAGTACTCCAAGCAGTCACTTCGATAGCAATGGGGAAGTTTTACCTCAAGTATTATTTAATTATTTAAGAGGGGAGCAAGCTAAAGGTAAAAAACTAAGTTTTGAGCAAAAACAAGATATAAAAAACTCACTATTATCTTTACCTTTTGAAGACTCTCAAGAAATGGCAGACGCTTTGGAAAAATCTTTCTATGATGAAAATGGAGAGTTTAAAGTCGAAGAAAAAAAGTTAAAAGATTTTTACACAAGTTATGAAATCTTAAACATAAAAACAGATAGAGAATTACAAAAAAGCATAAAAAATATAATTGAATCTCTAAGAAACATAGATGAAGTATTTACAAAAGAAACTTATTTTTCAAATGACTTTCTAGTAAAACGATCAACAATTAATAGTTTAGGAAAGCTTGTAAATAATAATCCTTTAGCAACAGAAAAAAACGTAATACAAGAATTAGGAGGGGTTAAAGATAGAGAAGAGTTCATAAGTAAAGCAGAATCTTTAGAATTACCACAAGTTTTAAAACAAGCTACAGTTGAATCTAAAGAAGTAGAAGCTCCAAAAAAAGAATTACCTAAAAAAATTGTAAAAGAAATTAGGATAATTGAAGAAGAAGTATTACCTTTGCCAGAAGTAAGTAAATTAGAACTTATTAAGTTACCTTTAATATCTGTATCTGAAATAACAAACGCAAAAACTTCTAAAGATATGACAAGAATAAAATTAGCTCAAGAAAAGTTAAAAAAAGAGTGGCAAGATTTAGAAGAATTAAATAATTGCGCATGGAGTTAGATGATTTTAAACAAGCACTTGACGATAAAAGACATCAAGAGATACTGACATTACTTTCAAATACAAATACAGTAAATAAAGGTATAGTTGAAATAGTTGATGCTAACACAAAAACACTTGAAAAGTTTATAGAAAAACTTCAAGAGATAAATAAAGAAGTTCCTGCAGATATAATAGTAGAAGTCAATCAAGATTTAGTTATTAGAGAACTAGCAAAATTAACTCAAGAGTTTAAAACAAACCTTACAGAATTAAAAAATAATTTAAATAGTCCTGTAACTTTAGACGTAGAAGAATTAAAACCTCTCTTAAAAAAAGAAGAGCAAAAAAAGAATTGGGTTTTTGACATAAAAAGAGACACTCAAGGATTTATAGAAACAGTCACAGCAAGATAAAATAATCTAAAACCAATAACCTTATCGCAGCATTTACAGTAACTACGGCACAAAACATAGATCAAATTACAGGAAAAACTGGTGGTGATACCTATGCAATAAATGGAGGTACATTAACTATAGATAATGACAGTAGAACAGGTTTAAACCAAACGACTTCTACAAGTTTAGGGAGTATAACTCTATCTGCTTCTTTGGGTGGAGTGGTAAATATTGACGGTACTGCTATATGGATGATTCCGTTTACAGCAGGAACAGGAAACGTACCCGCATTTAATACAGTTATTAGTAATGGTTCTGGAAGTGGTAAATTAATTGGAGTTCATGCTACACTTGCTTCGGCTTCTACGGCTTCGGGTGCTGTAATGCCCGCAACAGGCTTTTTAAGAGTTAAGCAAAAAACAGGAACGTACATAGCAGGAGCTTTAACAGGTATAGGAGCTACTGCAGGTGATGCAGGGCGTATTGGATGGATAGAAATCGTTGGTGACGAAGCAAGTACTATAAACGCTAACCGTTTAGGAGTTTATAATTCTAATGGTGCTTGGTATGAAGTAGGTACGACTTCGGGAGTTTCTAACCAAACTATGCAAATTCCTAACAACGGTTTGCAAAGATATTGTGGTGGAGTTTACATAGAAAAAACTGTAGGTAGTAATGATTTTGAATTCTATCCGAATAACGGGACAAACACAACAACAGGTACAGAAGCTACTAGAGGAAAGCTAGTTTGGATTGACGCCACGGGACTTGTGAGAATAGGAAACTCTGGTGCTGCTACAAACGGCTTTACTCCAATAGCAGGGTTAAAAGTAGTTGTTGGGAATATATTTTTTGAGAATTGCACCGTTGCCGCAAGAACAGCGAACGTAATACCTAGTGCTACATTAGCTACAAGATATGATTTTACTACTACAGGTGGAGGAGTTGTGAATATTACAAAATCAACCTACGCTTGGTATTTATCATGCGCTCAAGCTTATGCCGTAAATATTTCAGACTCTTCATTTATAGACTCAATATTTCTATCAGAAATAGCAACCGCTATGACTTTTAGCAAAGTTGGAGTTGGGAACAAACCAACGACTCCATTACTTACATCACCACTAACAATGACTTTTTGCTTTGCAGGAGGAACATTTACAGACTGTGTTTGGCAAAGAGTTTCTATGGCTGCTTCAGGTGCGCACACAAACACTTTATCAGATTGCTCAGGATTTGATTTTGTAAGAGATAAAATAGTTGCGGGAGTTATTAGAGCAAATGCAACAACGTTTTCTGTAAATGCCACACGTATTAAAAATTGTACTTGGACGACTCCTACGATTATACAAGGAGCTATGACATTTACTACTTGTGACAATATACAAATAACAAACACAATATACTGTGAAGCGATTTCGGGAACCACATTGGCAACTCAAGCAGGTTACGTATGGAGTTTAAGTACGAATACAATAAACTGTAAAATATCTGGATTAACAATGCCTGTTTTGAACACGCAACCTTTTACGGGACTTTTGCAATTGACAACAGGTTGTTCAAATAACAAGCTTAGAAGTATCGGTACAAGAGCTGTGCCAATAAGTATGGGAACAGTAAATAACTGTGGTTTAATTTACACAATAGTTTCAGCTTGTTTTGACACTAAAATTCAACGAGTTTACGTAAGTAACACAAGAACAGGTATTATGACAGGGGATAACTCTTCAAAAGGTCTTGTAGAAGAAAATGTATTTGGAGATTACGCAGATGCCGTCGACGTTATGGCGGTTCTGAACATGGAGCGTAAAGGAATGGGAGGTACGGGTGCATTAAGTGGACAAGTATCTGTTTATGGAACACATTGGTTAAATTGTTTTACTTCAGCAACAGCAGGTAGAATAGCGGTTCTTATGAACGAACCTACGGCAGAAACAGCTACACAAGTTACACTAACAAATGGAGCAGCGTTCACTTCTGGGGGAAGTTTGTACATGCCTATTATTGGACATAAAGTGTTATTTGAAACTCCTAGTTACATAATTGGTCACAACTCCTTTACGAATACTGCTTTAATAATGGCAGGAGGAACAGCAACAAACTATACATATAGGTATCAAATAGATAAAGGAGCAGGTTTTGGAGCGTTCAGTGCAGTTTTAACAGCGACAACGTTAGCTACGGCGTTAAGCGGAGAAACAGCAATAAACCCTAGTGTAGGAATTAAATTAAGGTTAGAAATTACCACTTCTGTTACCAATGCAACCGCAATAACAAGTGTGTTTTTAACAACAGTAAGTTCAACAACTTCTCAAGATTTTCAATACCCTTTAGATACATTTAAGCTAACGTTTAGTGGAATAGTTAACGGTTCAGACGTGGTTATACTGCAAGCAGGTACGGATACGGTTTTAGGACAAGTCGACCAAAATAGCGTAAGTACTTGGGATTACATTTATGAAACGCCAACCAACGTAGATATTTTTGTATCAAAAGCAGGATTTGTTCCATTTTACATTAGAAATTTTACACTACAATCTTCAAACGCAACTTTACCAATAGCACAAATAATAGATAGAAATTATATAACTTAATAATGGTAATATATAAAATTACAAATAAAACAAACAATAAATCTTATATTGGGCAAACCATACAAAAAGTCGAGCAAAGATGGAGAGAGCATTGTAAGAAATCAAAGAAAAACGTATCAGCAATATCTTTTGCAATTCAAAAATATAAAAAAGAAAACTTTACTTTTGAGATAATTGATGAAAATATTATAGATATTGAAGATTTAAACAGGCTTGAAAAATATTACATAGAGTTATTAAACACGATGAGCCCTAATGGTTATAATTTAACATGTGGAGGTTTAAACTATATTGTATCTGATACTACAAAACAAAAAATGCGTCTTGCTAATTTAGTTCAAAAACGTTCTGTGGAGACTATTAATGCAATAATAGCATCCAAAAAAAATTTAAAACTCTCTCAAAGTTCGATTTATAAGCAAAAATTAGGAAAATTGTTACATAACTTATATGTAAACACTAAAAAAGGCGTTCGTTTTAATAAAAAAGACAATGCTTTTCAAGCTTTTATATATGTTGATGGTAAGATAAAAACTAAAACCTTTACAATAAGTATTTTAGGAGGTATGGCTGAAAAATTAGCAGGAGAATGCAGAGTAGAATTTGAAAAAGAGACAATTGAATATTATAAAACAAAAATAAATAAAAATGCCTAAAATAATTAGCCCTTCGCAACTAAATGTTGGAACAGAATTAACAATTGACACAACAGCAAAAACATTTACTTTAAATGTAGCTGGAAATCTTGTAGCAAAAGATGGTGTATCTTTTCAAGCACTTTACTCAAAATTTATACAACTTTGGGAAACAACAGCCTATAATAAATTTGAATTTGGATTTTACGCCATTGATGCATTATCAGGACAATTCCAAATAGGTACAAATGGTCAAACATTTAACGGATGGAAACCATCTAATGATGCAACTAGACAAATGATTAGAGATGGTGGTTGGTCTGAATTTTCAGCTTCAGGTTCTTTACTTAGACAATATGTAGGTATTGTATCTTTGGGAGAAGTAAGTACAGGAGCTCAACTATACTATCAAAAAATTTTAAATGGAACATCTTCTAATTTTACTTTTGTAGATGAAGTAAATGAAGGTATTCAAGTTTTTGGAGATATTACTAATGGTAATTTTGATAATCGTACTTTTTTTAAGGGGTATGTAAGAGAACAAGGTAAAAAGTATAAAGACTCTGTTCTTGCAGACACGGGTAAAACAAGTACAGGAGCTAATATTGTAAATTTACTTCTATCTAATGAAGATGATTTAAAAATACAAGCTTCGGATGCGACAGTAATTGCTAACACACCTTACACCACGATTAATGTTGAATATTTTGCAACAGACCAAAATAGAACAATTGGAGGAGTATCTTACCCTTTTAGAACTATTATTAATGGTGCAAATGCAACAGCAGAACAAATATATACTAAAATACAGTATCTACTAAGACAATCAGGGGATATAGATAATGGAGTTGGATCAGTTACAGGTAAAACAGCAAGTTTGCTGTTAAACTTTGTCGGAGATACTTTAATAACTACAACAGGTGTTTATATTGATAACTACAACACTAACGATGTAAACAGACTTGTATTTAAAGATAAAAATGGAATAGAAAGAACTGAGCCTTTTACAGCAACAGGAACGTTAAACTTTAATTCTTTTCTTACATTAGGTGGTACAGGATATTACAGAATGTATTTTACAGATTTAGCAGGTGTCGCAGATTACGGGTTGTCTGGAGCAATTACAGTTAATAACGCTTTAGGAGCAGGTATATTTGGAACTATTTCAAGCTCTTCAATACCTTTTAGTTTTGCTTATGATTCAAATATACAAGGAGGTCGTACAGCAGCAACAGATGCACAAGTAACAGTAGTTGCAGGTAATGCAGGAAGTGCAAAACCAGTTGTAACAAATTATACTATAACTAGAGCAACAGGTCAAGGTATCTCTTTAGTTGCAGAAAATGATCGTGCATTTTTAGCTTAAAATAAATCAAGGGGTGTTAGCCCACCCCTTTAATAAAACCAAATAAATGGCGTATATCTTTAATGGAATAACTAAAATAATAACTTTTGATGTAAGCACAATAACTGTTGATGTTAGAGATTTGTGGAGCAGATATATTGAATGGTTATTAACTTCAGATAATTCTAAATACTTATTAGCTATGAGGAACGTTGGAGGAGACCCACTGCCAGGAGCTAAAGAATTAGGAATTAGTTATTTTATGATTAATGGTTGGAAAATAAAACCTTTTGAAGAAAGTCAAGTTTTAACAGTTAATGGTAATCTATATTCGGAAGATGGGTCAAGCCCTTACGCACCTGTTTTAGGAGCTTTTAATGTAACTATTTTAAGTTCAGTTTCAAATTTAGTAGATAGTACTGTACAACAATTACCTGAAATAGAGTACGCTTCTTACAATGGAGGAGTTACTATAGATGCAGTAAATGGTACAAATAGTTCGACATATCCATTTGGAACACCTTTATACCCTTGTAAAACAACTTCAAATTCTTATGCTATAAGACTTGCTAGGGGATTTAAGAAGATATATTTACGTAGTGATCTAAATTTAGTTGGAATTCCAGATGGGATACTTAATGGATTAGATATTATAGGAGAAACGGGAAATAGAAAATACACACTTACATTTAATAATGTACTAGTAACAGATTGTAAAGCTACTAACTTAGCAGTAACTGGTGTTTTTAAACAAGGGTCTACAGCACAAGCTGTGGATTGTGAGATATACGATTCTGTGGACGTGGATTTAAGAGCAACTAACAGTAGTTTAAAATCAGGAGTTTATGCAAATACTAATCTCACAAATTGTATATTAGAGGGAGATATTAGTATAAAACCTGGAGGAAATATGAGTGGTACAGGCATTGTTTTTGAAGGAGATTTAACAACTATAAATATGTTAAGTCAACCATCAACTGTTTCATTAGATGTAGATTCAGGATATTTTAAATTAAAAAATGCTATTGTAGGATCTCTAGCTGAATTTAATCTAAGAGGTGGGGAAGTAGAAATTGATACTACTTGTACAGGAGGAGAGTATTATTTAGAAGGATATGGAACTTTATATAATAATGGAACAATGACTGAAAAAGGTAATCATTTACTAGCTTTAGAAACTATACCAATTAATGTTTGGAGTAATCAAAACGCCATAGATCAAACAACTAAAATAGATGAACTTCATAAAGTAGGAGGACTTGATTCAGAAAATCCAGCCACAACTACAGCTAATGAAATTTCAGTAGGAAGTATCACTATAGACATTACAGGAGACGGAGAAACTTCAACAACATTTACAAGAAATGATTAGTCCCATATCCATAGCCACAAGAGGTAGAATAAGTAAGAGTGTTAAAAAGGCTTTAACTTATTCTACTTTAGGTTTAATGGTTATTATGGCTCAGGGAATTCCTGTAAAACCAACTGTAATAAAAGGTTCTACCACTCACAGTAAAAAGTTTGTACAGAACATAGAAAAAAACATCTTATATGAAAAAATAATTCGAGAAGATGATGAAATGTTAACAATGATAAAAATATTTTTACAATGTCAAAAATAAAATGTTTTCAAGGAACATCTTTACAGGATGAATTTGAATTAAAGGTATCTCAAGGTATAGAGGAGGCACAATCTGTAAAAGAAGTTATAACAGAACAAGCAAATAAAATAATTGATAAAGTTAATAGGTTAAGAGCAGAATTAGAACTACCTTTACTAGAAAAAATAATCTTAGAAATTCCAGAAATACTACAAAAAGAAACTGTTGTAGAGGAAGTTTTTGATAACGATTTAGATTCAGTCTATGAAAAAGCAAAACAAAATTCTGATTTTGAAAATTTTGTAGAAGTTATGTCTGATTTCAGAGATGGACATTCAGCACCAAGTAAAGATGAGGGGTTAACAAAAGAAAAGCTAGAAACAGGAGGTGACTTCTCATTAATGGAAGTAGCTAATGGATTCCATAACCAACCTTCTGATTATTTTGAGCCTAAAGTAGGGGCGAGATACTATGGTTATGACAACAACGAGGGTATGCAGTCTTTTACAGCTATAAGCAATGTAATAAGAGCTTTAAAAGCAGGTAAAGATAATGTAACTATTACATCATATAGAGCTATCCCTTTAGACATTGATTTAGATAGTCTTAAAGATTATGATTGGGTGACTTTTTCAAAAGGGTACGCTGAAAATCATGGAGAAGCAAGATTTGGAGAGAAAACTTACAAAATAATTGAGCAAGAGGTAAAATTAAATGACTTATGGTGGGATGGTAATGACATAAACGAATGGGGATATGATACAGGAAACACTAAAAAATATAGCAGAAGAGAGTTAAAAGATATACATGATAAAGTAAATGCATTACCTCAAGAAAATTTAAATAGTTCTTCAGAAAGTAAAACACTATTTGAAAAAATGCAAGAGTTTAAACGAATGTCCCAAATGAAAATAGAAGGTGATACTTTAACTGCTGTTAATCAAAATGACATAAGAGTACAACTAGAACAGACTTTAAATTTAAGTGATAACCTTTCTATATCTTCTGACATAATTTACCTTAATGAATTAGGTCAAGATTTATACTATGAAAATATTGAAGATGTAAAAGAATTAATTAAAGAAATAGAGGTTAAATCTGCTAAACAAGGAGTTGATATAGTAGGGCTTTCAAGTAAAGTGTTTTCAAAAAGTAGGGATGAAATATATGACCTTTTAGAAAGTCTAAACACATTGCTTTTAGAGCCTTCAGAGCAGTCTTTCAACGACTTCATAGGGCAACATCAAATAGTATTTGAAACAGAAGTAATTCCTATAACAAAGGTTGAAGTAGTTTCTGAAAATAATTTAAATAAAAGCTTAATATCTCTAAAAACTAAACTTTCAGAGTACACTCTTTTTAATGATTTTGGATTATTAAAGGTATCAGAAAATATATATCAACAAATTGAAAAAGAAGATTTAGACACATTATATAATAAACTTTATGCTATTTCTCAATACAATGAAAATATATTACCTAAAGAGGCATTTCCTTTAGCAAATCAAGCAGGAGAGCTAAATCTTGAAACTTTAAGAAATATTGAAAATAGAGAATTAATAGTTGCCGACATAAAAAGATTTATAGAGAATGAAGTGTCAAAATTAGACGTACCCTCAGTATCTTTAGATAATACTGTTTTACAACAAATGGTTATTAATAAATATGCTTTTGGACATCCTATGACTTTTAAAAAGAACGTAGATTTTCAAGAAGAGTTTAACAGTTTTGAAGCTTTTGATGGGAACGAAGAGTATTTAAAAACAGATTTTATAGCTGACTTCTATTCAGAATTTTTGCAAGAAAAAATAAAAGACAGTGAAAAATATAAAGAGTTCTATAGTAACTTTTCAATAAATGAGAGAGGAATAGTACTTGTAAATGATGACGCAATAACAGTTCAGAAAATTAAGGACTATTTAGCCGAAAAAAACATTAAGCAAGCTAAAGATTTAGAGAACTATTCATTATTAACAGACCAAATACCAAACTTAAAAACTTTAGAAAAACCTAGTTCCGATTACACTAGAGATTTCTATAGAACAAATTATATTAACAACCCAATGAGTTTGGACAAAGTAAAGGGAGAATATAAGTTTATAACAGACACTACAATAGTAAAAAACAACAGTATAGATAATTTTATAAGAGTTAAAGACAGAGTGTTTGAACTTGTAGATACAAAGGGGGGTAATAGTTTTTATGAAGAAGTTCCTGTAAACACATCTGAGTATAAAACTTTTAATGTATCTCAACCTGTTTTAAGTGTAAACTTAGACAACTATGGAGCAGAAAGATTAGATGAAGTTCCACCAGTAAAAATTGAAAAATACTACTCCAAAGCGGAGGAACAAAAAATAAATGAAGAAAGTTTTGAATGTTTGTAATTTTCTTTCTATATTTGTAAAAAAATAAATATATATGGAAGAGCAATTAATAAGTTTCGAGACAGCTAAGGTAGCTAAAGAAAAAGGATTTAATATTGAATGTAAAAATAAATATGTAGAGACTTTAGAGCATACTCTTGAAATGGGCAGAGGCGGAGATTGTACTTTTGCCTATCAATCCCCAAGGGTACTTTCTAGTCGCAGTTATGATAAATGGGATATAATCCATTGTAATGCACCAACACAGTCTTTACTTCAAAAATGGTTGAGAGAGGTTCAGAATATTCATGTAAAATTACATTCTTCTAATACAGATATTTTTTCTTTTGAAATATACTTTATGATTTACAAAAATGTAGATTTAAATAAAAAAAACTTACAAAATCATAAGTATAGTAAAATAAATTATAGCACTTACGAAGAAGCTTTAGAAGCAGGATTACAAGTAGCATTAAAATTAATAAAATAAAAGATAAATGAGCTGTATACTAGAATATAATGCACAAAATAAAATAACAGGGGTAAAAGATGCAGAGGGTAAAACTTCTGCATTATTTAATTCTATAGTTTCCAACCCTCACTTGTCCGTTGAACAAGCAGTAGATATCTATAAAAACAGCTTCTCTAAAAAATTTAAAGGTGAGCAACTTCCAATAGAATATAGAAACGTTAATGGAGAAGTATTTCAAAATTTTAAAGACGCTTTAGATAGCACCTCGTCAGGAGATATTCAAGGTTATAGTGGAGATAATTTAATGTTTTCTATAGACAGTGGTTCTAATCCTGAATCACTTTCTGGTTTTTTAAACTCTATGATTAAGGAAGATGTAATTTTAGGAGAGACTTTATTTGACAACGGACAAAAAGTAATTCAAGTTTCTGGAGCTTCGGAAGTTATGAGAGCTATAAAATCTCAACTTTTTCAAGATAGTTCTTATGGTTATATTGGAATTAATAAAATTAAGAGGTTGAGTAATGGTAATTTTATAATTCTTGAAGAGGGACAAAAAGAATTGCCAAAAGATTACAAAACTTTTGAAGAAGAGTTGAGTGCAGATCCTATGTATAGACCTTATGGAGATTCTAAAGTTATTCAAGACGAAGTAGAACTTCCCAATGAAGACAATCTAAAGGTTCAATTATTATCCTTACTTAATAAATTAGGGGTTAAAACTATGGGTATTTCTGAATATATTTCAAAATATAATATTAAAAACGGAGTAGAGCCTACAGCACAAGCTTTAGTTGATATAGCTAATAGAGTAGTAGCTTTTCAAGGAGGTCAAATAGAGGTTGAAGATTTAACAGAAGAAACAGCTCACTTAATAGTTGAAGGTTGGAATTCAGAAGAAATAGAAAACTTACTTAGGAATATACATAGAACAGAAGAGTGGGCGGAGTTAAGTGAAAATTATAGAGATATATATTCTAAAACTTATAGTGGAGAAGAGTTAGATAAAGTTTTAAGAAAAGAAATTTTAGGTAAAGTATTAAAAAACGCAATACAAAGTAATTTCCAAACAGAAAATAAAACAGAAACTCAACAAAACTTTATTGAGAGAGTTAGAAAACTTTTTCAAAACTTTTTTACTAAAGTACAAGCTTTATTTAAACCTCAATATATTTCAGATCTACAAAGTTTTAATAACCAAGTAGTTCAATTATTACAGCAGGATGAGCTACAAAACTATTTATCAAACGAACAGTTATCAACTAGTAAGTTAACTTTATACAGTGTACCAAACAGCTCAAAAGACCCTATGGCACTACAAGTGGCTGTAGCTAAGAAAGCTATAGAGATATTAGAAATAACTCAAAACCAACTTTCAAAGGTTAGTGGAATTACTTCAAGTAAAGAGGCTGTTTTAAGATTAAAACGAAATTTAGATGATATTGACGAACAAAATAAAATAGCATCCTTTGCAGGGATCACAGCTTCTGTAAAAACCCAAATTAAATATTTAAATAAAGCTTTAAAAAATAATGATAAAAGTAAACACCCTTTCTCAACAGAAGAGAATGTAGTTTACATGACATTATTAAACCAAATGAGACCTATACTAAGTGAAGTAGGAGGTTTACTAGAACTTTCAAAATACAATGATAGACTTATTAAGGCAGAAATAGATCAAGCTATAGTAGGTATTCAAGATTTATATGGAGAAGTTAGTAAAATTGACAATTATCAAGTACTTGAAAATCTAGTTGACGATTTAGCCATAAAACACAACTGGTCAGAAGATTCAAAAATTAATTATCTTAAAGTAGCTAAAGCAGCAAAGAAAGACACTAATTGGGCACATGCTTATTTTGGAAGTTTAAATCATGCTGAAAACCCTCTCTTAAATCTTTTTGGCGAAAACATTAAAAAAGTAACTTTACAGACTTACAGATACCATGCTAATCCAACAACAGATTTGTTATTAACCTTAGAATCTTTAGGTGTTAGTCAAAAAGAAGTAAACTCTTTAAGGAGAGGTAGTTTTTTAATAGATGAAGTAGACCACCAAAAAGTAGAAGATAAGGTAAATGAAATAGAACTTAAAGCTTACAATCAATTCTCTGGACAAGCTACTTTAGATATTAAAGAATATTTAATTAAAAAAAGAGAGGGAGTTTTACCAGATGTTCCAAACGATAAATTTCAAGAATATAGAGAAGAAGTTAAAGACGAACTTAATCAGTATTTAGAGAGACCTTTTAAAGATGAATACTATACTAAAAAAGAAGCTCTTTACGAACAAGAAAATATTTCTTTAGAGACTAGAAAGTGGTTAAGTACTATATCTAGTGATGTAGCTTCAATATATCAAAGAGCTAAAGATGAAAGTGGAACTATAGTTTTAACAGAAGATTTAAAATTTAATTTAGAGCAAATAGCTAAAGAAAGAGCCTTTGCAAAAAGTCCTTACACAACAGATGGTAGTTATAAAAGAGGTCTTAGTGGAGTTATAGATTCTGAGGGTAATTTAGAAATAGTTATAGTTGGAGACACTTCAGAAGAAGCTTCAAGAGCTTATGAACTTGCAAAACTTGATAAAATTTTCTTGAAAGATCTGCAAGACAATAAAAAAGATAAACAAGGTATTCCAACTAAGTTTATAGAAGAAATAGAAAAATTAGAAGCCCAAGGAGATTTTAAAGGAGCTTTTGACTACTTGAAACTAAACTCTTATTTAGGGTTTAATAGAGAATTTTGGGATAGTTTGGGGGGTAAAGAAAGCTTAATGGACAGACTGTCAAATGTTGAAGGAGATAATCAGCAAAGAGCAGAAGAATTAATTTTTTCTATTAAAGAGTTACAAAGTAAGAGAAATAATATAATTAAAGGTAATAGAGTTTTAAACCAACCTTCAGAGACAGACGTAGAGAGAATGTCAACATCTGAAAAAGAATACATAAAAGAGTATACAGAGAAGTTACAACTGCTATATCAAGAAGCCTCAACATTTTTTAAGAAAGAAAAAAACGAGGAAGAAGTTGAAGAAACAACAGAGAATACAGTTAATCAAGCTTATAGAGATTCTTTAAAAGATTTAGGAATAAGAGGTATACAGGAACTTGATTTTATTAGAGAACATACAACTTCAAATGGCAAAGCAGACATAGATTCAGCTAAAACATTTGTAAATATGTTACTTAAAGGTCAATTGGTGAATATACCTAAAAAATTTGAAAAACATTTTAGTTCTAACTACCCTAAAGATTTAGAGGAAAGACAAATAGCTGTTTATAAAGATTTAGTAAAATATTCTCAAACAAAATTATTACCCTACTACACTAAATTTTCACCTGTAGGTTATGACAGTTTAATTCAAGAACTAGGAGAAGGGACTAAAAAAGTTTCTCAACTATTACAGGAAGTTTCAAATGGAGAATCTCCTTTAACTGTAACTCCAAATTATAGTTTCTTTGAAGCAGAGGAAAGAACAGATTTAAATGAGAAATACATTAAAAATTATGAAGGAGGAAGGTATCAATTTAAGGGAAATGATTTTAAAAGTTCAGAGTATGTAAATCTTTTTGCGCCAGATAAAAATAGAAACGCAACAAAAAATGAAAAACTATTTAAAGCTAGACAAGCCTTATTAGATTATCATAAAGAGTCCTTACAAGCAACAGACACTTTAAATCAACACAACTTATTTAAGCTACCTCAACAGAGTAAGTCAAGCCTTAGAAAAGTGGAAGCCTTTGCAAAACAACCTTCTTTTGGTAAAATTAGAGAGGGAATAAAAGATTCAGTAGGTTATAGAGAGGAAGACATAGCAACAGGTGAAGTTATAGAGGGAAGCGAAAAGTTTAAGGTCCAAGATATGAAAATTATACCTAAATACGGCTTTAGAGATTTAGCCAATCAGGATGACTTATCAGATGAACTTCTAACAAGCTACAGTTGGATGCATGAGCAAGGTATGTTATATAGAGCAAGGAAAGAGCATATAGGACAAGCTTTAATGTTGCAAAGTTCTGTTTTGAATGATACTTATTCAAATAAAGAAGCTGCAGCTACAGCAACTTTAAAGATGTTTAATTCTCACATGGATGAAGCCTATTTTGGAGTTAAGGAAGATATTGATTACAATATAAACTTTTTTAAGAATTACAATATAAATGTTTCAAAACTTTTAAGAATATTTTCAACATTTGTAAGATTTAGAAACTTAGGTTTTGCAGTTATTTCTCCAGCAACATCCTGGATAACAGCTCAAAGTCAGTTTTATTTGGAGAATAAAGTAGGAGAGCATGTAGATATGACCTCCACTAAGATGGCTAATAAAGAGTTTAGAAAGTTAGCAGGAAAAGCTATAGCAGAAACGGGCGAAATAAATTCAAAAGCAAGGTTAAATATACTATTGGAAAATTTCTTAGTTTATAATAAAGCAGAGAGATTGAAAAACTCATCCTTTGGAAAGGTTATGAGAAATATGGTAAAACTACCTTATGCTACACACTCTATGGGTAACTTTCCAGTTATTCCTAGAATAGCTTTAAGCGTAATGTATGATTACAGAATTGTAAATGGGAGTATTCAAAACTTTAACGAGTTTAAAAAAGCTAACCCAACATTATCAAGTCTAGAGCTTAAAAACACTTGGAATGCAAATGAGCAAAATACCATGTATAATTTTATGCTTACAGATGATGGAAAGTTTAATTATGACAAAGCTAAAATGGAGGGCTTATTAAACAGATCTGGAGAAGACTTAGAAAAGTATTTAAAGCTTAAAAACGAAGCAATCTATCAAAGAATTAGTTATGCAGTTCAGAATATAGATGGTCAAATGCCTGAAGAAGAGAAGAGCATTTCGGCTCGTAACCTATTTTTACAGTTACTTACCGTTCACAGATCCTTCATTCCGATAGCCACAGCAAGGAGATTTAAAAATAAACATACTTCTTTAATGTCAGGACAAGTTGAAGAAGGCTCTTACAGAACTTTAGGGAGATTTGTTAAAGGTTATTTTGAACAGTTTACTAAGGACGACGTAAAGAATTTAGGTAAGGATATAAAAACCTATTGGGCAGAATTTACTCAAGATGATGTTAATGCTAAAATGAACATGCAACGTAATGGTAAAGATTTTATAATGTTAAACCTTATAGCAGGGTTAAGTATTTTACTAGCTAAATTAGCTGATGACGAAGAAAATAAAGACGTTTTTTTAATACAGGCTGCAAATTATCTAATGCTCAGATTAACAAATGAAACGGCATCTGTAGGTGTAGCTTTACCAGCAACATATTACGAAGTTGTGGAATCAAGTTTTGTTGGCTTAAATGTTATCCCTGATGTATTAGCTGTAACAGATATCGGAAGCGATGAAATAGTTTCAAGTGGTAAATGGACTGGAGCTACAAAAAATCTTAGGTATTGGGGACGCAATACGGGATTGGTCAAGGAATATTTTAACCTCAAAAACGTGCAACGAGTAAAAGATCAATACATTTTAAATTCAGGTACATTTATGTATTTCACTCCAGCTTACCTATTATCAGAAGACAAGGAAGATAAGAAATAGAATTTAAATCTTAAAATAATTAGCCTGTAAAAAGCCTCTTTGGTAATTTACAGGCTTTTTTCTTGTTTAATAGATTTATTATTGTTATCTTTGTGTTTGAAAAGGCTGTTTTAATTTTATTCCCGCCAAAAAAACTAAAAATATGAAAGAGACAATATTAAAGAAAGCTTGGAAAATAACTGCAAAAGACTTGTTTGAACCTTGGTATTATGACGAAATTATAGTTTTGGCAGAAACAAGAGGAGAAGCCAGAAGTAAAGGATTATCCGAATTAATATATCAAGGGGCAACTATAGATGCAATTCATAAGTATCAAGATAACGAAATTAAATATATAGATGTAATAGCAACTCGAGATAAATATTCTGATGTAATACTATATGAAGGTAAAGAACTCAGACGTAGAGATTTAAAAAGCTATTTATGGTGTAAAGAAAGAGATGAAAGTGCAAGATTATTAACTATTTCTAATCCTCAAGATTTAGCTGTAGTTTACGCAGGTTGTTACGGACAATATTGGGGTGCAAATCATAGTGGCTATTCTTCAAACATATCATTTGCAGGAAAGTATACCACAGAAGAAGCTTACAAAATTGTGAGAGGAAGTAGCTATGATAGACAAGAGGCAGTCAGACTTTTAGATATAAAACAATTTAATTCAGAAATAGATTTAAAAATTTCCGCAAAAGAAACAGAAATAGAAAGATTAAAAACTTATAGACTCAATGGATAAACAACAGATACAAAAACTAAAAAGACTTGGTATAAATACTGATAAAACTACCATAGAAATATTTCAAGACTTAATCAACGTAGCTAGTCATTTATTTGATGAACTAGAAGTAAGAGAGAAAGAAAGATTTAAGATTGAGTTGTTTAGACACAAAAAACCAACTAATTAAATGAAAAAATATAAAAACTACATCTTTGTAGAATTACCAAACAGTCAAGAAGGAGTTAATGCGGATACTTCAGATGGATATTTAACTTCCACAAGTGGTGAAAGAGTAAAACTACCACATAAAAATTATACTCTACTAGGAATAGCAGATGAATGTATAAACGCACCTTATGCTGAAGCATTTTCTAAGGATATTGTAAGTGAAGGTAAAAATAGACTATACATGGATTATGAGCTAGGGGAACATCACTATGATTCAGCTAGTGACAGTTTTCAAACTTTGGCACGCAAATTAAATTTAAAACCAACAGATTATATTTTAAGAGATGAAAGTAGAGATAATATATGAAGCGAAGTGTAAACATTGTAAGTGGTTTGATTACCATTATAAAGGAAAAAGAAAACAACATAAATGTAACTTAACAGAAGAACCTTTAACTTTAAAAAGTAAAATCTGTGATAAATTTGAATTATAATGACAGTAGAGTTAAAAAAGACAAAAGTGACTAAATCGATTGTAATGCAATCGTTAAGAGCCAAAGACGAAAGATATTATAATCACTTTAATTATGATGTCTTAGGGTGGTGCTTAATTAGTGGTAAAAGACCCGAAAGATTAATTTTACTGTATAACAGAATTAAAAATAATATTCTTACTTTACCTTATACTAATAAACTCTCAGAAGATGAAATTACAAGTAGAGGTGAGCAAAGAGATGATGGAAAAGGAGGTTATATTTTTCCAATCATTTACCGTTTAAATATCTACCTTCCTGATTTACATAAAAATAACTGTATTTTATGGAGTGATGATGAGAAAGAAGTAATTACTAAAAAAGATGAATTACACAATTTTTTAAGAGAAGTAGAAATTAAAGGGCAAATCTATTTATGAGAACAGTTAGAATAGGAGTCTCAGGTTCACGTACAATCACAGATAAAGATTTTGTTTTTCAACAACTTGATTTTTATTTGAGCCGCCTTTTAAAAGATAACGAATGTATAATAGTTCACGGAGGAGCTAAAGGGTTTGATAGTTTATGTGAGCTATGGGCGCAAGAAAAAGGAATAAAGACAGAGATATATTTACCCGATTATAAAAATAATAATCCAAAAGTAGCACCTATCTTAAGAAATCAAACCATAGTAGATAACTCAGACTATTTTATAGCAATGCAACAGTACAACTCAAGAGGTACGCAAAACGCAATAAACAAAGCAATTAAAAGAGGATTACCAATTAAAATAATTACTATATGAAAGTAAAATGCAAAGTTAGAGAAATAACAGAAAAAGAATTAGACTTAGAATACCCTTATTACTTATATTTTCAAGATGAGTTATGTCAAGATGAGCTTGTAAAAGTATATCCTAAATATCAAGTGATAGTTAAGTACGACTCTTTTGGTTTTAAAATTGAGTGTAACAGTAATACTTTTTACGAAGAGTATCAAATAATAAGTAATCTTACAAGTGAACAGCATTTTGATGAAGTATTTGAGGAAGCTTTACAACAACTAGTAAAAATAAAAGCAGAACTTTGAAAGAAAAACCGCCACAAGAAAAAACTAAAACAGAGTGCTTTAAATATCACTACAAAAAATGGATACATAACGGATACATAGAAAATGAAAACAATAGCAACACATTACGCAAAATACAGAAGTAGAAGTATAGATGACGAGTCTTCCTTTAATGATTTTGAAGCAGGTTTTTTAGCCGCCAAAAAAGAATTCAATCGAATAGTACTAGACAGTCTAAATAAGTACAAATCTGAGCTCTCTCAAGAACAAACTCCTAAACTAGGACGTACAGATAACTTTGAAAAACAAGTGTATTACAAAGCTTGTATAGAGGTATTATTAAAACTAAAAAATAAATTAAATAAGTTATGAGATGGACAAAAGTAAATGAAGAAGAATTTTATAACTTTTTAAAAGATAAAAATTACAGGGTAGCGCAAGGTGTATGGTTTCACGCAACATTTTATATAGATGCAGAAACAAAAGAGAGAATTGCATTTAAAGAGACAAGTGGTTATAATATGGACACAATATATGAAATAAAAAGAAACCCTCTAAAGACTAACAATCTCTAGGGGGTTTTTTAAATCAATAAGTAAATCATATCTCTCTCTTTTTAAGAGCTCTCTTTCTATGTCATCTTCAAATTGAATTGTATTTTGTAAGTTACCATGTTCATCTAAAAACTTCCAAGTCTTAAAATTTTCTAAAGATATTTCATCTAAAACCTTTTCTCTAATTTGTAAATATTCTATCTCCATTTTACCTTAATTCTTCATTTATATTAATTAAAAGACACAAAGCAAACCAAAACAAATGTACTCTCCAAGCTATAAGGTTAAAAAGATGACCATCATAAAAATAATTAACTGTAAAATTAGGTACATTAGAAATAAAATCTGTAAATCCACCAAAAAGAATAGAAAGCAGAGTACCAATAAAAACAGCAGTTAAATAAGGTACTAATACAAGACTATAAAGTTTTAAGCTCCACAATAATACATTATTTATTTTTTCCCAAGGTAAATCTTTGTAAGGTTCAAATAATATTGACCCTATATTTTCAATTAATTTTTTCATTTCAAATCATCTTTTAAGTCATACCATCCAATTACATTTTCTAGTTGAAAAGACTCCCAATCTTGCCACTCTTTTTTACAAGGAATATACGTAGCTTTGGCAAAGAAAGTGTAATTCCCAACTCTGTATTTAACTAAAAGAGGTTTGCTACAAATTACTTCTCTTTCATCGTAGTAAGTTAACCCGCTTCTATCAGTGGGTTTTGTTGTTTTCCATTTTATCATAATTAATAAGTTTTTATGTCTGCCGCCCAAAATAAATCATTTATATCACTTGAAGATAATTCATTTGAGAATTCAAATAACATGTCAAATTCCTGTTGCATAGCTTCTTCACTGTGAAGCCTTAACATCATCCAACCTGAATCTATTTCAAGTTTAAATAAAGTAGGATTTTGTTTTATAAGTAATAATTTACCTAAGAACTTTTTCTCGTTAAATCTTTTAGCCAGTTCTTTCCATTCATCTTTAGTAAAATTCATAATTAATCTTTCACTTCAAAAGTTACAAAATCTACTCCAGCATCTTCTAATCTGTGTTCATTTCTAATTTTCCACAAAAAATAAGACTTAAAATCCTCCTCTAAATTATCAAGAACATTTTTAATATCTTCTTCTGATAAATTATAATAATTACTAATATGATTTACTTTAACTTTAAAATTTAGAGTAATATCATAATCCCTGTCTACTGCGTAATGTCTGTTTGCCATTATTATTTTATTTCATTTTTAGTATCTAAAACTAACCAATAGTCTCCATCTCCAAAATCACTAGTAACTAAAGCTAATGTAATTTCTTCTCCTCTATGTATACCTCTTGTATCAGAGTGATAAATATCTCCTGTATCTTCTAATATGTCTTCTTTGGTTTCTGCCCAATAAATACTATCATCATTTGAACAAGATTGCCAAAAATTATTAATATTAGATGTGTCAAGAGAATGATTCTCTACGTATCCATCATAACCTACGTGTTTTCCAATCTTATTACAAATCTCGTCAAATTCTTCTATTAATTTCATAAATATAATTTTTTAAAGGTTTCCAAAGGTATTATAGATACAATATCATGGTCAGTATCTAAATGTTTATTTTTAAATACAGTTCCATCATTATTTCTAGTACCACTACCAAGTTGACCTTCATTTAAAACTCCATCTAAACACAAATATTCTATTCTATGGTCATAATAATGTTCTTCAGGTAGTGGCTCTAAATATTTTAAAATAGCTCCATGTTTTGATATTAAAATATCTCCTTTTTTACAAATGTTTAAATCTACTTTTTTCATAATTTTTATTTTTTAATATGCTGTTGTAGCTACTATATCAATAGATTTAGCTGTTTTTAAATATTCGGCAAAAGATTCTATAATTAAATATCCATTACAAAAATCTTCTTCTGTTAAATTTCCACTATAGTCATCATCAAAATCAGGCTCTTATTCACTCACATCTAAAAGATAACTACTTTCTAATTCTTTTTTAGTTAATGCTTTAACAATAATATCTTCAAAATAATTTATCCCTGTGTGGTCGTAATAAAAATCTATTGCTTTATTAATGTTTGGAGCACATACCCAATCAGTTTCACCTCCTGGTATATTATGTTCAAATTTGTATATTTTCATAATTAATAATTTCTAACGAAGACGTGAAAAACTAAATAGTCCATAAAAACAGTATTTATAAATCTACTATTTTCTTCTACAATATTATGCCCTGTACCATATATGTAAACAGTTTGTTTTTTACTATAGTCTTCATCTTTATCAACTAAAACCCACATACAAAGAGTTTTTCCTTGAAAAGCAGCTGATAATATCATTGCACCTAAAGGAAGATTTAATTCTTGTTCATCTTCAACTTCTATAACGTATTTGTAAATTGTTTTCATATTATTTGTTTTAAATATTCTATAATATCTTTCAAACACTCTTGCTGACCAAATAGTCTACTCTCTGTAAAAGAGTTCATAGCAAAAGGTATTTCAATACATTTTTCTAATTCGGTTATTAAATCATCTCTAAAATCGTAAGCAGATGTATCAACACCTCCACCTAGTTCTATTCCTAATACTTTCATAATTTCTAATTTATTAAATCTAATACTATTTCTTCTTTTAACCTACCTGTACAAATAGCTAGTGCTTCGCTAATAGTAAAAGCATTAACATAATCTTCACTTAAAGTATCTGCATTTTTCAAATACTCTTTAGCATTATTTATCATCATTTTGTAATATTCCATTTTTTATGTTTATTTTTTGCGCAAAAAAGAATAAAAACAGCCTTTTTACTTATTTGAAAAGCAAAGATAAACATAAAAAATGGTTTAAACAACAAAAACCCTCACAAATTTTTGCAAGGGTTTAAAATAATTTAAACTAAGGTAGTAAACTTACCATTAGTAATATGTATGTGAGAAGCTTTACCATTAGGATAAATAACAACATTGGAGTGCAACCAAGCCGAACAACCCTTATTATAATTTAATCTTAACTTAGTTAAAGTACCTACAGACAATGACCCATCATATCGGTGAGGGACATGACTATGTCCAACTACGCTCTTCATTGGCAAGTTTTTTAGTTGTATAGGAGAAGACCTGCTCCCATGTACACCAACGTGAGAGTGTATTCCCAGTTCAAAGCCTAAAACATTGTAAGACTCATCTAATCCTAAAGAGTACAAATGAGGTACATGATTATTTAAATAATAAGCTAATATACCTTTTGGAGCTAATCCTTTAACCACTACATTTGAAAATTCTAAATACAATTTTTTATTTTTAGTCTTACGCCAATCTTCACTTCGTAACCATCTATCAATAAATTCATTATGATTGGATTGCACGGATACAAAATTATATTGAGGATAGCTGTTCAACCATTCTACAATATTATCTAATTCTTTTTGTAAGCTCCAGGAACCGTCTTCTTCTCTCTCCAATAATATAAAAGGATCTCTTTGTTCGTGGTGAGAAACTGAATGCCCATTTCCTAAATCATGTAAGAATATATTTTCAGGCTTTAATAATTCTGCCATTTTAAAAGAAGTTTTTACAGCTTTTTTATCCTCTTCGTGCAAGTGTAAGTCTCCAAATATTAAAGCAGGTACACCTTCACCACATTCACTAATTTCTCCATTTTTCGCACAAAAAATTAAATCATAAAAATTACCTTTTTTATCTGCAACGATTTGTCTAATATGGAAATCTTTACCATCTACCTCTACAATTACAAAACCTAATTGATGATGAAACTCACTTTTTTTACCAACTTTTGTATCTGTATAATTAGGTAAAGTACATGCTCCTGTTGTCACTAACAGTTTATTAGGATAACCTTCCATAACAGGTAAAGATTGAAGTTGTACGCGAGGATGACCCACAATACAACTTTCTACCCCTGTTATACCATTCATGCCTGATAAAGGAGTAGACGCAGTAGGCTGAATTTTAACATCTGAAAGAACAGCTAAATGTTGATGTAAGTTATGACGGTTAGCATCAAGATAAGGTAAAATAGAATTATCCCAAGTGTTTTTAATAGCTTTTTCTTTTGATTTTATAGCTCTGCTTGCAGATAGAGATGAAGGGTTAGAATATCGTCCAGCAATACATAAAATATCAGCATCAACATATTTAGCATAGGATTCTATATTTTTAAGAAATCCCTTATGAACAGCTGTATCTGATTGTGCCCAAGTAACTAAAAACCTTTTCTTTGTGTTATCATGTTGTTTATTTTGCGCTTCTTTAAATACATCGGTATCTTCAATAACTTGTACGTTATTAGTTACTTTCATTTTCTGCATCTTATCTCGCATTTTACGCCCAATAGAATCAGTGAAAAACTTTCCAAAATACTCACACATTAACCTAGCCGCAGGGGTTACATCACTTCCTTTTTCGACTAAATCCTTTACAAAATTAATCTCTTCTTCTGTATATTTCTTTTTACTCATAATTTAATCTGTTATTTCTACTTCGTAATTTATTAATGCTTGATAAACTTGCTCAGTTATTTGCCCATTCCATTTGTTAGCTAATTCTTTTGCTAAATTTTCTTTAAAAGTTTTGTAAACTTGAAAAGCCTTTAATTCTAATGTAAAATAGCCTAAATTTTTAATTTTTTTATTTACATTACAACTTACCATAAATTTACCATCCTTATGTAAATATACACCTATTAGGTAATTTCCTCTTCTGCTCTTACCTTTTACAAAAAAGGAATTAACTTCTCTTGGTACAAAACAACAAGTTTCAGGACTGTAAATTTTATTTCCTTTAACTAGAATGTCTTTATCAAGGTGCCAACCTTGCATTGTTTCAGGGTTGTAGTTTTCTTCAAACCATTTAGCAAAGTTCTGAAAATTATACCATTCTTCACAAACACTTGCTTCCTTATAAGAGGTAAATTCTTTTTTATATATTTCACTACAACCTCTTTCTAACATATTTCTCCAAGTTGTATAAGATTTAAAATGTTTACCACCGTCTTTTGTTTTATATTTACCAACACCTATAAATCCCACACTAAAAATTAAGGGGTGGTAAGGGTTTTTAACTTTCCCTCTTACTAAATGACCATATTGAACAGTAAAAATATGACCACTATCAAGTTTTACATCTGTACCATGAATACCTTTATAGTCTACAACCTTAACTTTATCTCCTTCAAGAGTTAGATATTCTTCACCTATTCTTTCTAGATTTTTCATAACCACTTGTTTTTAAGTATTTTAGTCCAATAATCTACTGTTTCTTTTTTATCTCCTGAGTAAGATGTCCACTTACAAGGATAACGTTTAATACAATCATCTAAACGGGCTCTAACACTTAACTTTTTATTTGTCTCACGAGAGTAAGTAAGCCAACATTCCCAAAAGCGATACATATCAACAGCTACAAAAGTTATGGCAATTTGATAACCAAAGAAAACAAAACTCCACATAGGACTCCATTCAAATCTATAGTTATCTCTTTCCCATTTCGTTTTCCATCCAAGTTGAACAAAGTCAAAACCTATTTTTTTAGGTTGCGCAAAAGAACCCTTTAATTTCTGTTCATACAATTCATCAAAAGTCCTAATTGTACGTTTATAAGTTTGCTCTCTTTCATTATACTCTCTAACTTCTTTAATTTCTTTTAAAGTAGCTTCTATAGCTTTTTTAGGAGTAGCTTTTTTCCATACACGAGGAAAGAAATAAGGTGTTCCTATGGCAACTTTACCAATATACACTATTGGAATTGGCGGTCTAAAAGGTGAGAAGTATACAGACATCCACTCAAAGTATCTTAAAAACCAATATAATTTTGAATATTTGTACTTAATCATTATATAATCTTTTTATATATTAAATCCCTTTCTTCCCAAGAACTTTCTAAAAATTTTTTAGTTATTTCATCTAACATGCCTTGATGAACAAAGTCGAGACTATCATTTAAAGTATCTTCATTGTCTACAACTTTATATCCACAGTCTTGTAGATGTTCAATCATTTCCTCATCTTCAATTTCGCCTAAAAAACTAAAAGAGTTTCTACGACTTAATTCCCAAACTAGATCATCTACAGAAGCATCTTCAACAGTATCACAGTTGTCAAGATGAATTAAATCTAAATGATACTTCGCATATTTTTCAAGAACATCTGTATCTACTTCATCTAGAAAATCACTTACATCAACAACTATTTCCACATGACCATCTTCAAGTTCTTCTACATTATCAAAAACTTGCTTACCAACCCATCTAATATCTTTCATAATCCTTCTATTTCTGATATAAAATCTCCAGAGTTTAGCCTCACTCTTTCTCTAATTAAATCAATAATCATATCTTGTGTAATTGTAAAAACATTTTCAATATCTCCTGCGTATTCAAATTCTTCATCAGACCAAGTATTGTTATCTAAATAATATCTTATTTTAATTTCCATAATTTACATTATATTTATTTTTAATTCTATTAAATCACTTGGTTTTGCCACTCTATACTTCTTTACATTATGCCAAGTAAAAGTATAAGGACAATCATCCATAAATTCATACTCAATTTCAACCATAATATTAAAACCGAAGAGCCTCTTTTTAATATACCAATTTCCTGTTAATTTTACATCTGTCATAATTAATAACTTTCTAATACTATTGTTTTAAAATCACGTTCTCTTTGCTCTAACTTAGCTTGTTCTAAAGTATCAAATGTCCCTAAGTGAATACAACAGTTCTCTACAAGTTGACTTCCAACCTCTCCAACATAAGTTAATGGATTAAAATACTTTCTTTCCAATTGAAATAAACTATATCCCATCTTCATATATTTCGAGCAGTTCTTCCGTTGTTTTACATGTAGGTATTAAGTCTCGCGTCCTGTATTTTCCATCCGAATATGTTAAAGTATTTTCCGCAACAAAAACTGAAAAAGAAACTGCAAATTCCCTAACTATAAGAGAAGCAATAGTAACATCTGTTTCTGTATTATCATCTGATAAATGTCCTAATAAACAATGTCTTAATTTGTCTTCTAATTTCATAATTTTTTTATTTTAATTTGATGATTAAAACTGTTTCCATTACCACTAGCCATCAAAGAATAATTTTCTTCAAAGGCATTTGTAACTTCACAATAACCTCCGTCTTGTAAAGTGATTTCTACTAATTCTTCCATTTGATTTTCTAACCAATCATTTAAAGTGAAAGTATTATCATGATGATATTCTTTTGTCTCCCAATAAAAAGTACCTGTTTTCATAAATTATACTAATGTTGTTGCGCCAAAAATTACTAAACAAATAAAGAATATAATAATCCATATTGGCAATCCTTTATTACCCTCTTCTCCTACGTATGGCATAATTAAATCTCTTTTATATTAATAACTTTACAAATATAACGCTTTCTAACTTCTTGTGCAAGTAAATCTGAATATTTTTTTATTTCTAACTTTTTTTCTCGGCAAAGTAAAAAATACTTCTGTTTAAAATCCTTACTATACATTATCAATAGGTATTGGGTTATTTTTTAACCAAGTCTCAAAATGCAATCTATTAAAATCATTATTTGATTTTATAAACTGATTGTACTCACTTGGGAGGAGTTGTAAATTTGTATAATGATTTAACTTATAAATATCGTTTTCAGTTTTTGCTGAGCATAGGGGAATTATATGGTCTACATCTATACCCTTAGAATTTATTAAAAATCCATAATTATTATCTTCTAAGTGTAATTTTAAATTTTCCCAAGATGTCCCTAAAATCTCTGAAGTCTTAGACGATTTTTTATATCCCTTTGCTTTTATAAAACCTTTAACTCTTCTTCTAACATTATTACATAGATTATCTAATTCTTTTGGTATTTTTCTTAACTTTTTAGATATTACTTCGTTACCACATTTAGGGCAACCACAATAATAATGGACATTAACTATTTGACTAAATTTTCCGTGTATTGGGCATATAATACTAATAATATCATCTGTTTTAGAGTCTTCCTCTATTTCATAAGTGTAAAAATCCCCATGTTTTTTAGTAAATAGATTTAAAATATGTACTTTACCAACTCTTCTACTTTTTCCTGCCTTTATTTTGCCACAATTAACACACCCACCTCCTTGTAGGTGTGTATTAACCAATTGTAAAAATTCTCCATGTATAGGACATATAATTGTGATTTTATCGGAGTAATTTTTATATATGGTTTTATCATAGTTATAAAAATTATCATGTATTTTATGAGCTCTTTCTACTAAAAGCTCTTGTGTAAGAGTTAACCTATTCTCTATACAAGATTTTTTTCCACATTCCCAGCAACCTCTTCCTAATTTACAATGCTTTTGATATTTTTGTTTAAATACTCCATGCTCTTTGCAGATTATTTTTAAAGGGATAGTATAATTAATATATTCAAGTAAGCTATAATCATATTTATTTCCGTGTATAGCCTTGGATTCCTCTATAGCTATCTTTGTATTAATAATCCGACTACTTCCCATCTCTAACAGCTTTTTTAATTAGCATTCTAACTTGACCTGAAATAGAAATAGCATTTGAATCTGCTAATTCTTTTAACTGATTTAATAATTCTTCATCAATTCTAATTTGTAATAATTCTTTTTTCATTGTAATTAATTTTTAATATGTTTGTAATTACAATATACCAAATACCGTGCCAAAATTTAATCCAATTCTAAAGGAGACAACATGCCTTTTCTTATAAAGCTTGTACCTGTTTTTGAATAACCCCTTATGTCTTTTTGCATATACTTATTATTTGATATTAACTCACAAATTAAATTATCTGCATCTTCTAAGGAAAATCCGTAATAGGAACAAAAACCTCCAAAAATAGTTGCTATACTTCTTATTTTTGGATGTGCCCCGTCATCAATTCTGTCAACTAAGTATGTTATTTTATTTATTATTCTTTGTTTTACTTCATCATCAATAGTGTTGGGAATTTCAAATTCTCCATGATAATTTTGAAAAGCATTTATTTTACCTCCTCGTCGAGTCCAAACTTCTGCATCCTCTCTAATCAATATCTCTTTATCGTAAGACAAGAATAAAGGTAAACAACAGTTGAAATTAGCTGGGTCAAAACCCTCATATTGAGATAGATAGTAAGCCAAACCACAATAATATTCTTTATAATTATCAATTGAAGTAGGTTTTTCTATACGAATTAAAAGTTTTAATCCTCTACCTGAAGGTGAAATCCAAGCAGCTATAACACATTTTAAATTATTAAAGAGCCTTTCTTTCAATTCTTTTGCGTGGTCAATTTTATCAAACTCACAAATCATTACGGGATTAAAATCAACAACATTTGAATACGCTCTACCTAAACCATCTAATTTAACAGACGGAACAAAAGAATATAGATTATTTTGCTTTAGAGAATCCTTAAGCTTTAAATCATTGTTTTTAGCTGCTTCTTTAATCTCTTCAATAACTTTTACCGTAGATTCTTTTGGCTCTCTATGAACGTCTAAAAATTGCCTTAAAGTTAATTCTCCAAGAGGAGTAGCATCCCAAATTCGGGCAGGAAAAAACTGAAAAGACACTGAGTCAATAAAACTAACGCTCATGTAATTCCTCTACTATATAATCAACAAAAGTTTCATCTATAACATTTTGCAAATCAATATTACTATCTTGAGCACAAATTGAAATAATCTCAATTTCAGCAAATTCCTCTGGGTCTAATTCAGTGGCGGGCATATATTTTCCATGTTCAACATAACAAACAGTTAGTGAAACTCCATAAACTTCTATATCTTTAAATAGCATAATTTTTATCTTTTATAATAATATTTACATTCTTTTTTCTCCTGATCATAAGGTGTTTCCACAAAATAACTTTGCCACATATCATCTGCAGGCGCAGTAAACCTGTAACACATTTCTTTTAGTGGGCAATTTTTCGGATTACACTTTGTTATATCACTCATAGTTTAATGTATTTATATTAATTGCTAATCCGTTCTCTATTAATCCGTAAATATCGAAGTGCCATTCTAGTAGTTTATCAACTACTCTATATTCCCACTTATCTAAATCATATTTATTTAAATCTGAATAGTAAAAATCAAAATGACTAATTAATATTTTTCTAGGCACAAACTTTTCTCCATTTACTTCAATCTCTTTTGTAAGGTCTGAAAGTGGGCGTAGGATTGGTTTAAAGTACTCTAAATCCATAGGTAGTTTATCAGTTATTAAAAGTATTTGCCTCTTTTTTATTTCTATTCCTAAAAATACTTCTTCGCCTTGCATATCATCTGTGCAATACCCTTTCAATCCATAAGGCAAATAAGGTGCTAAATGTTTTAATTCTAATTTCATAATTTAATTATTAGTCTTTTTCTAGTTTTTGCGCCCTCTTTAGATTTTGCTGAATAAAAAATAAGAAACAGCTTTGGCTCATCTAAATACTGAAATCTAGGTTTAAAATAAATCTCTGTAAGCAGTACAAGTAATAATGTTAGTATAATCATAATTTATTTAAGTTAAGTAATTTTATTAAATCATATACTTTTTCTAAATCTTTAAAAGACAAACCTTTTAAACTATTTACAATTAAGTTATTTAGTCCAGGTTTGTTTAAATGTTCATTATAGGCATCTTCAGATTCAAAAGCTCTCCATTCTGACATAAAATTACCTCCATCACTTTTTCCATCCTCTAATGAAAACTTCTCTCTTTTTCCTACATAATTTTCTGTATCAACTTCAAACCATTTTCTACCTATCTTGTTTACAAATCCTTTATGTATAGGAGTAGAATATCTAGCACAGTTTCCAATACCTACTATTATTACTTCTTGATTTAATTTTATATTCATTTTAATAAATTTGTTAGTTCTTTAATTCTATATCTAAAGTAATTGTCAACTATACTTGTATCTTGTAACAGTAGTCTCTCCTCCTTTAACATTTCTAATTTAGCTTCTATATTTTTATTTTTCGCCGAAAACAAAATTAAAAGAGAATTAATATCTTCTTCCATCTGCTCATGCACTAATTCTCTAGTACCATATAAAGCTACAGTATACCCTCTCTCAAATCTTTATTTAATTTTTTCTATTTCTCCCATTATTCATCCTTTAATTCTCTGATAAAACCTTGCCCTACTGGAGTCCCCAACCATTGTATGACCCCTAAAACTATTTTTTCTTCCCTGTCAGTTAAACTATCTTTTGCTTCCATACAAGTTCCATCTTTTTGCCCAAAAACAATTAAGTCCGCATCTTCTAAATAGCCCTTATTAAATATTTCTAAAGCTTTAATCTCTGTAGCATAGTACTTATCTTCTTTATTCAGTCTATACTCTTTAAATCCACTTGTTTTCATAGTTTCTAGTTTTATTTTACAAATATATACATTATTTTTTATTCCCGCAAGAAAAACTTAATAAAAATAAAAAAGAGCCTAATTACTAGACTCTTTGATATAAATTAATGGACATTTCCATAAGATGTTGCAAACTCAGGTTCAGACTCAAATTTTATAGGTTGATTAAAGATTGCATTTACTTTATCCATACTCTCTTTAATAACTCTTCTTGCCCAGTCTTCTTGCCCTTCGTTAATATAAAAAGATAATTCATCATGTATGTTCATTATAGGTTTAACTCCTGCTTGAATTAAAAACCATAAAAAAGTATCAAACACACAAGCTCCAAAGTTTTGATTTACAGCAGAAAAACGGATATGATCTGAAGTTAGTAGTAACCAAAGTTTTGTAAAAGGAGAATAAATCCAAGTTCTACCATCAACATCTTTTGTCTTTAAATCATTTGCAAATTTTTTAACACTCCAATTTAATTCCCAATAAGTGCTATGTAAAGCTTTTGCATCTTTTTCAGGTATGTCTGCTGACTCTGCAATCTTTTTGTAAGATGCGCCATAAGTCGCTGAATAATTTGTAGTTTTGGCTGAATGCCTAACTTTAGACAACCGTTTGAACTGTAACGATAATTCTTCTTCTGAGTACAACTTAAATGACTCAGGTAAATCTGACTGTTTTTTATCTTTAGTTTTATACCACTTAAAAAACTCAATTTCATCGTCAGACATGAAACCTCCTAATTTAGCAATACGCAAGTGGGCATCGTATCCTGGAGTATTTAAAGTTTGAACATAGTCTGGGTCGTAAGGAAATATACAACATTGCTTAGTTTTATCCTCTAAACTACTCAAATCCGCATTGACAAAAACCTTACCTTTTGGAGCGATTAATACAGCCCTAACTAAATCACCATATTGAGAACCATTAGAGGGCAAATTAACTATGGGTTTATTATGTTTTACACGAAAGGTTTTTGCCATACCTGACCAACCTGCTTTAACATAACCATTAGTATCTACAGTGTCTCTAAATGCCTTTAAATATCCAGCCCTATGTTGAGCAACTGAAAGTCCATCAAGAGCCTCTAATTCAGGTACAGTTTTAATTAGTAATTTAATACTAGAGCATAACATTTTACTATCATCCCTTAACTGAGGAACTTTACCATTAGCTCCGTCTTTAAACAATTTAGGTTTCCAACCTTTTGAGAAAAGATAATCTTTCATTTGTTTAGTTGATTGGCAGTTTGGTTCAGACTCTGAAACTACTTCATTAATATCTCCAGAATAATCTTCAGGCAAGCTTAAATATTTAACCATATTTACCCACTTTTCTCCAACTACTGAAAGTTGACCATTAGCTTTAAATAAAGTTTTTGGTTTTTTTCTTATAGCTATATTTTTTATTTTAGGAAGTATAGAGTTTAATTCAATCTCTTTTTTACTTATAATATCTTCTAAGAATTCTAAATTTTTCTCACACATTTCTAGGTCAAGCTTTATCCTATTATTTTCTTGGATGTGTAGAAGTTCCATTTTAAAATTACATCTTGCAATGGGAGAATAAATTTCATCATCCGTTTCATATAACTCTCTAAGTAGGGTTAACTGTTTATCCCAAAGTATACAGTTTATTTGAACGTCTCTTTCACATCTTTCTTTAGCTTTATCATAGGTAAGATTTTCCCACTCTTCCTCACTAATTTTAACCTTCTCATACCCAAATTCAACACCATAATCTTCAAGCCCATGCTTCAGTCTATCATTAAATAGATAGTGACTTAAAGCTAATGAGTCAATAATCTTTGCTCTAAAATTAATATTAGGAAACATTATCTTAAGAGCAGGTAAGTCATAGGCAATAAAAAAATGACCAACAACAGTATTGTTAGGATTTTCAAATATCTTAGCAATATCTTCTTCTCTATTTGTAGATTTAATATTCCACTTACCATCAGATTTCCACCCAACAGACATTACATGTAAATCTTCCTTAGACTTTAACTTATCTAAAAGACCTCTAGTTTCAATATCAATTACAAAAGCTCCATCTAAATTAAACTTACTCATTTATAAATAATTTATTAAATTCAGAAACTTCTCTTATATATTTATTACCTGCTTTGTCAGAATAGTTTACCGCTGTAACCCAACCTCTATTTTCAGGGTGCTTAAAAGAACAGTAATAATTAAAAGTGTAGGTGTTGCCTTTATAAGTGTATCTTTCTGGTTTTTTATTAAAGATATCTGAAAAATACCAAATTACATTTAAAGTACTTAGTATTCCTATACTCAATCCAATTACATAGTCGTTCAAAGTGAATAAACTAATAATCGAAAATATAAAACCTATAAAAAATAACATTACCTCTGTGTTTGTTGCCTTACTTTTCATTTATCAATTTATTTACTGTTAACATATTTCTTTTTATAATCAACTTTGGTGCACAATCACTTATTTCAGAACACTTTTCCAAGTAACAAGTACAGTTACCATTTTCGTTTAAGTTACATTCTTTTATCTCTTCCATCTGTTTTTATTTTTTTTGCTGAAATTAAATCCAATTACTTGGCAGTTCTAAATTAAAATCTCTTTTTATATTTTTTATTGCGCCACAAGAAACAGCTTCAAAAAAGTCTATATGATTTTGACTTGAAGCCCCAACCATGCAATAACTTTTAATCTTAGGTAAATTCTTGTAATTTTTCTTAGAGTTTTCTAAATCTTCTTGGAACATCTTTCTATATTTCTCTAAACCTTTTATATTGATAGTCCATACTCCTCTACTTTCATCTATAAAAATATCCCACATCCAATCAATAATATTAATATCTTTAGGTTTATCCTTAAGTATATCATACATTAACCAAAAACATCCCCTATCGTCATCTAGGTATTTAGAATGAGTAATATACCAATAACTAGGTATCACATACTCTGTTAAGTAAAAGGTAAATAACTCTCCGTATAGTTGACGTTTTACATATTCTTCCTTTGAGCATTCAGTTTCTAAGGTAAATATTTGATGAACTACATCATGAAGCACAAATAGACTTTCTTCCATGTAACGCACATACTCATCTTTGTGATGTGGTTTATGACTTTTACCAATGTTTGTATAACCTGTCAACCATTTAGGATTCTGTTCTTCTGTAATTTCTATACCTGATTCTAATATAAATTTACCTATATTATCCCATTGTATTGTTTTAGGAAGCCACTCTTCTATAAATTTTTCTAACATAATTAATTATTTTTATTAAAAGAACATCCCAATCTAAAAAATTTCTCATACTCCCATACATAAGGGAATTGTAACTCTTTTAAGAATTTTATAATTTCCTCGTATTTTCCCACTCTTTTAAACTCTCTTTTGTCACTATCGTTTAATAACCCCACTTTAAAATAATCTTTATAAACTTCATTAACTAAAAATTTATCTGTGATATACATAGAAACTTTAAAACTATTAAATTTTATACATGCTATTTCTATATTTGACATACTTTTTACGAAAGCTCCCAACAAATAAAATTCAATTAGTTTAGGGCTTTCTATAGCATTTATAAACTCTTGACAAACATCTTCCCACTCTAGCTCATTATTCCTTAAAACTTCTTCATAGTTTAGTTTATATAACGTGTAAGCCATTGCGTTTAATATATCTTTATCTGTTATTTGTATAACATCCTTAAGAATTATTTGTGTCATTCTTCTACAAGTATTAAATCACTTTCCGCCAAAGGAAATAAACCACCAAAAATCTCTTCTCCTAATAAATCACCAACTTTAACACATTGAGAGATACGGTTATAATCTTCAGTTTTAATAAAAAATACTTCTCCTATATTTATAGTTTTAAACCTTACTTCTTTCATAGTTAAGTCTTTATAGTTTTAGATTTACAACACTTTTTACACCTATAAACAAATTTTGTCATATGTGGCATTTTATCACTACTAGTTAAATACACATCTTTTTCTGTAAGCAATTCCCAATTATGCTCACATCTGTAAGACTTATTCTCAATCCATTTTTTAATTAATTCCCACATAATAATTTATTTTAAAAATATTTTAAAACTTTTACCCTCGTCTTGTAATTGTATTTCTCCCGTTATATCTCCTCTTTTAATGTAAGCTCTACCTTCTCCATTAGGTGTATGATCTATTATTTCTAATTTATCTACTTTAAAGTTTCTAGCATACTCCTCCATCCATTCAGCTATCTTACTGTTAGTATCAGCATATACATCAAACTTATTGAAATGCTCTTCTTGCTTACTTTCTAGAAATTGTTTTGCTTTTTCTGTGTAGAGCTTTTCATTATTTCTAGCATATTCAAATCCTGCTTTAAATAACTTTTCTTCATTAGCAAGAGTTAATCTTTGCATGTAAGCAGAACTTTGTATGGTTTCCACGTATTTATTCCAAGCTGTTTTATAATCCATGAGTCTCATTTAATTCTTTTAACATATCTTTTTTCACATCTTCAGGCAACTTATTAAAGGCTTGCCTTATCAAACCATTACTGTCATACTCTTTAACTCTATAATAAAACATATCTTCTAAGACCCTTTCTAGTTGAGTTAAGTATTCATCACTTATATCATAGCCAAATCTTTGACTAAAATCTTTAGTGCCGTCCTCCTTTACTCCATAAATAGTTTCACTTATATGTTCTTCTATTCTTACGTTATCTGCTTCTACTTTTAAATAAGCAGAACCATGATTTAATTTTAAACTTATCTCCATAATTTTTTATTTTTTACAAATATATGTATTATCTTTTATTCCCGCAAGAAAAACTTAATAAAAAAGTTTAAAACGGCTTATCATCTCCAAAAGCATCTTCCAAATAAAAGTTAGGAGTTACAGGTGGATAATTAAATACAGGTGTTGAAGTAAAGTTTGGAGTAGGTAAAGATAAAGAATTATCCACAACAGATTGTTTCATTTTTTTAAGTTGATCCTCATTTAAATCTAAACGTTTAATAAATAAATCTTTCCAAGCATTATCTGACTCCCTAGTTTTTGTAACAAAAAAGAACAGATTCCCAACAGTAGAAAACGAAACTCTGTCATTTTTATCTTCTTCACCAAAAAACTCTGATAAATAGTCGTATCTATTAATATTAACTTTTAAATATTGGTCAATAGACTGTTTAAAAGGGTTAGTTATAATCACAATGTAAGATGCTAATTGCTCCATAAAGGACGAACCAAAAAGTAAAGAATTGGTAGGTATCATATCGTTAGATTTAACTTTTATTATAGCATTGTGAGAACGATTTAATTGAGATAAAAGAATAAAATATATATTTTTGAATTCTAATTTTAATAAGTTGACAAACTCAGAAATTCTTTCAAGAACAGACTGTTTATCAGAGCCTGAAAAAAGCAACAAGTGGTCAATTGAAAGAATTATAGCGTCTTTTGAGGTATTTAGTAAGCAAAACTCTTTAGTCATTTTGTAAAATTCTTCTGGAGTTACAGGAGCTTGTACTACATATCTTCTGTTATCTTTTAAATTTTCATAATATTCTTTTACTTTTTTCGCTTCATCTTCATTAAAAGGTTCAAATAGAATATCTGATTTTTTCTTTCCTAGTAAAGTGTGAGTAGAACGAAGTAATTTATTTAACATCCTCATCTCCATACTAAATTCTAGACTAACAAAATTATCAGCAAAAAAGTTAACTTCTTTACTCATTATTTTTTCAATCATTCTATAAAGAGTTTCAGATTTACCTGAACTTGGAGCACCAGCTAATAAAACACAATCTCCTACTAATAACCCACCAATATGGCAGTCTATCATTTCTTCTCCTGTCTTTAGTATTAACTTCTCTTTTTTCTGTATTTTATTTAATTCACAAAAAGCTTCTGTAGCTGCATCTCCTACTTTTCTTATTCTATTATCTAAGGTAATTTCTTGCATTTAGTTGTTGTTTATTCTTGTGAAAGCATCTTCAAAAAATTCTTTTCTTTTTTCATAATATTGAAACAGTCGGCTTTGATAAATGTCAAACTTAGTTTCAAATAAATTAGCCCCCTTAAAAAATAAAAATTCAAGTTTTTGACTGTATTCTATTTCTTTATCATCATTTATAAATGTTTGACAAAGAAAAGCTAGATGATTTTTACAAATACCTGAATTAGCCCTAAACTGAGCAATAAAATTTTTACATTTTCTTTTATTCCCAGCCTCTTTATCCATAGATTTATATACATTCTCCAACCAAGTAAACAGTTTAATATCATCTTCAGTTATACCTGCTGTAGTAATATCATCAATCCAATCATTACCTACAGAAGATAAACGAACAGTATTATATTCATTTTCAGACTTGTTTTTAGCTTTTACAAATGTTATTAGGTTTGTCTCTTTAAACTTGCTTAGAATGTCTTTAAAGTAGTATTCTATTATACCTGAATTATCTTCTGTTTTATTTGTTTTTGCCGCCAAAAGAAACATAAATTCATTTGGACTTATTCCTCTACCATTTAATAGTTTAAAATTTACATGCATAGTTCTACTTGATTAATAATATGTTTACCCATATCAGGATGAACACAATTTCTTAATATTTGACCTGGACAATGATTCCCTTTATAATACAAATTTCCTTCATACTGAATACCTAACCAGTCTTTTAAATGTTGAGTTTCAGCAACTGTACCTTTAGTTATAAATCCTTTTATGTTTGGTAAATCAAAATCAGCTATTTCAAAATTACTCCAAATATAATGTCTACCTAAAGTTTTTGTAGGTGGAATTAAGGGTTCGTAGTAAGGCTTTACGTTTTCTACAATCCACTTACCTTTAAAGAAGTGTTGTAAAAATATAATCTCTTGATACAGACTCATGTCAGAGTACCTTCTCTTTTTATGTCTAGTTGCTTTCATCATTTTACTATGAGTTTGGCAAGGAGGAGAACTCCAAATAATATCAAATTCATCATAATGGTCTAACAAGTATTGATGAGCATCTCCAACTATTAAAGTATCTTGAGGATACAATTTAACATAGACTGATGCAATATTAGGTTCAAGTTCAACAGAAACTACTTCATATAATTCGTCATCCCATTTTTGCCTATTTCCACCTAATCCCGCATAAAGATTTAAAACTCGTTTTTTCATACCTTACCCTATTAATTCGTCAACATTAATATTCCAATTATCTAATATCTTTTGTATTTCAGAGAAACTTAATTCTATTCCATCAAACAAATCGTTATTATTGTCTTGATTTTCAAATTTCTGTTCTAATTTCTTTTTAAGCCGATTTATTTCCCACAAAGCGGTAACTAAATGGTTGGAAGCTAAACAGCGTTTTAACTGTAAAGCATCATCTGGACTGTCATTATCAAAAATTAATTTAGTTTTCATGTTGTTGTTGCTTTTGTGATTAATTTTACTATTTCATCGTGTGCAGATTGGCTTATATTTTCCTGTTCTAAAATATCATTCAACATATCAAACATGTTTAGAGACTGTGAAATTAATACAGCGTTGGCTATCTCTTCTTCTTCATTGTCCCCACTTTGACCTCCAGAGCAATTAGCAATAGTAATTTCTCCACACTTAATATTTCTTAACGCTCTAGGGTTAATGCTCCAATTACTTCTTTTACCTTTGAATTCTATTTTCATAACTTTTTATTTTTAAATACCCACCATTAACAGCTTTACTGAATTTTCATTCTTTATCGGGTCTTTCAAGGGTTCTGATGATGGGTTTTAAGATTTAACTTAGTACAACCCTTTTTTAGGTTAAATCTTCTTTATATAAAGGTTTTCCAGTAAAAGGGCAAAATTTTGCATGCACCATCATTTCTTTATATTACTTAGAGTAGTTTTCACCTTTTTTAGTTCTATACATTGCGGGAATCATTAAATGACGACCCTCACTTCCAAAAAAGAAAGTTGATGCATTAAACCCAGCATCAGGATCATTGGTCTGTTCTTTTACTTGTTTTTCAATATCTTCAAGTGCAGTCCAATTTTCTAGTATTTTATTTTTCATATTGTTTTTATTTTTTACAAATGTATAACTAATTCTCGCCGAAAACAAATAAAAAAGGAGAAACTTTTAAATCTCTCCTATTAAATAAGCAATAACTCTAAACACTAAGTAACACAACCCATATATAACCATGTAAGGTATAGATCCTAAAATAAAGTCTTTAAATTTCATAGCATATAATCTGTTATTTTTACAAGTTCTTCAGGTTTTGTATTTAAAAGGCTAATACCTTTTTGGTTAGTATATTTCTTCCAAAGTGTTACATCAAACTCTAAATTCTTGGGTAAAGCTTCTATTTCTATAACTATCCAATTTCCTAAAAAATCGTATTGTAGCCCTAATATAGGGTCGTAATAGTAATTCATAATTAAGGTTTTAATTTATAAAATAGTACATATCCTTCAGAATGTGCACCTGCTGAAGCTATTGATATAATCTGACTAATTTGTATGTTACTGTGAACCCAATCAGTTAAATCGTTTGCGTATTTAAAATGTTTTGTGTCCATTATAAAAACTGTTTAAGGTTAGGCTCTGAGAAATTTTTAGATTTTAGAATTTTACCTATTGCTTTTTTAGTGTCTAATACCCCATTTTCTCCATTGATTATAGGTAAACCATTATCATCTAATTTGCTCATATTTGAACGTTGAACTTCTTCAAAGCATTTTTCTATTATGTTCTGCATTCCATGTTCTAAAATAGTTCCACATAGAATATAGAGCTGATCTGTAAGTGCATCAGCTACTTCTAGTAAATCATTATTTTCAATAGCTTCTAAATATTCTTCATTCTCTTCCTTCATTAACTCAAAACGTAGATGAGCTGTGTCTTTGGTTATTAAAGTAGGGCTAGGCTCTATATTCTGACCAAAAGCACTTTGGAAAGTTGCAACTTGTGTTAATTGTTTTTGCATTTTATTTAAAATTTTTTATTTTGTTAAAACTCTCTTGACTTAAAACTATATCTGCAGTTCTTATTCCCTCCCCTTTTAGAATTTTCCAAGCGTATTTAATTCGGCGGAAAAGGGTTAAAGAAGGAAAATAATATTTAAAAACAGTCAAATAATATTCACTTTCATCTTCAAACTTATCTATTTTTAAAATCTCTCCTTGACATTCACATTGAATAAATAGTTCTTTTTTCATATTGCAATTTCTAATTTTTTTGTTAGTGCTTTAATATCTTCTAAATTAGTAAATTTAAAATCTTCAACTATATGAGAATAAAAATCTTTAGGTTCACAAATCAACTCTATTTTAGGCTGTAACTTTGTAGGCTTTCTTTTTAATACCTCTTTTGCCGAATCTAAATGTCTATCATATATGTGGCAGTTTTGAACTACATGTAACAATTTACCAACTTCATGTTTAATACCTGTTTTAAATGTCAAGTGGTTACAGACCATCATAGCAAACATTACGTATTGAGCAGGATTTATAGAACTTGTGACAGCTAAGTCCATTGACCTTTGCATTAAAGTTATATCAAGGTATCTTTTATTTACCTCAAACTTATCGTAATCTCTAACACTCCAAAACGTAAGTCCAGCACAAGGCTCTAAAGCTTTCGGGTCATCAATAACCTGTTGTTCTTGCCACAAACTAATTTTATGTCTTCTACCAAACGTATTTTCTTCTAAACCGTTTAACAGCTTATCAACTAACTTATAACGTTTTACTGTGTCTCCGTAAGTTTTACCTATAGTATTTATATAACTTTCCCTACCTATCCCCGAAGCACAGAACTTTTCTCTCCAACTAAAATCTTTCCACCAACTATAGATACTTGAGTGCATTGCTTCTAAATAATTAACCTGTTTAATATAAATAGCTTCAATATCGTGAAAAGCCCCTTTTAAAGCAGTTGTTCTCAAAGTGTTAATAGGAAATTCTCCTTTACTAATATCGTATTGAAATACTTTTTGAGTTACAAACTTTGAATGTGCAGGCGTACCATCAGCCCAATGTGTTCTAGGATTTTTGTCCCACTGCCCTTCTTCAAGAATTTCATAAATTGTTTCCTTTAAGTATTTATCTGCTTTTATCATTACTTTTTTATTAAGCCACAAATATAGTGACTAAGATTATCAATTATATTTCCTTTCTTTGTTAAATCTAGATATTGTACTAAGAACAGATAAAAGTCTTCACTTACATTAAAATTCTCATCTATAATTATACAATTATCAAATTTATCTGCTATAGCTTTTGAGCCTAATAATTTAGCTTTTTTAACTTCTACATCCAAATCAAAGTTGTAGTATTTTTTTATTTCCGCCGAAAAAGGACATATATATTCTACATCTTCAACTATAATAGCAGGCTCAGCATAAGGTTCAGGAACAGACTCAACAGTCACTTTACTTGAATATGACCATACATGATCTCCTATATTAGACAGAGTTTTTCCAGCAATTTTACAACCTTTCATGCTTTTTATCTTATCCATTAACCATGAATAAGAATTAACTTGACCAAACTCTTCTTGAACTTCAAAAGCTATCTTATGTAATAAATCAGAAGCTGCAGCATAAGTCCCTCTATCAGATAAAAATTCATTTTCAGAAACTTTAAAATCAGAAGTAATAATTTGTCTTAAAAATTCTTCATTTGAAGAATACATTATAGCATTACAAACACTACCTTCAACTTCATATACATTAGACAAAATTCTTCTTTCATCTATAGTTCCTAATTTAACATTAAAAGCAAATCTACTTACTTTTTTTCTGTCTTCATAAACTAAGATGTTTTGTTTATAGATTCTTAAATAACCTTCAGGGTTTTCTAAAATCTCAACTTTATCTGAAACTTTAAAAAGAGGCTCTTTTTCGTTAATGTATAGATGCCTATCTTGCCAAATATTATAAAAATCAGAGCCTTCTTCAAACTCTAACTCTACTACAGTTCCATATTTAAAAGTTAAATCTTTTTCTAGGCTGTAGTAACCTGCTTCATCAATCATATTACTATAGATTTCCCTAAGTCCCATGTACAACTCCCAGTCAATACCTAGGGCTGTACTGAACCCTGTTTCTATGATTTCAGTATCTAAGTCACCTCCACCTAAATCTTCACAATGAACACTAAAAAAAGATTCTAGATTAACATCTTTATTAATTTGAATAAGCTCTTTCTCTTTACCTGTTTGTTCGCAACAAGCTACATATTTATTAAAGTTATAATAAGTCTTTCTTTCTCTATCAAAATTATCAGAGTAAGCAGAGTCTAAAACTTTAATTGACATGTCTACCTTATTTCGCAAAAATAAAGCTATGGCATGTTTTAATCCTGAACAATATCTGCCTAATTTAGTTTCATCATAGGCTTTTTCACTTCCTCCCATAGACATTAAATCTATGTGTGATATTAAAGTGGGAGTATAAAAATATATTTTCATATTATTTAAATTTTAAAAAATTCCCCTAAGAAAATATTTCAAAGGGGAGTGAACAACTAATTACTTTAAATCTGTAAAATAAGCCTCTTCAAATTCGTCATACAAATCTAATAGCTTTCTCAAACCTTGTATTTTAGCAAACAACACTTCAACTACTGATTTGTCTAAAGGTACGTTTGAAGATAACCTTTCCTCTAAAGCTTCGTCTGCTTCATCCAAAGCATCTTCTAAATCTCTTTTAGCTTTACTTAATACTTTAGCATCTTTTTTCAAAGTAGTTGTAACTACTGTTGCTACGTTTTTTTCTTCTGTCATTGCTGACTCTAATAATTGTTTTCTGTTCATCTTTATTGGTTTTTATTAAATTTATTTTACAAATGTATTACTTTTATTTTGATTGTGCAACTATTTTTAAAGTTTTATTTCAAATCTACCTTTCATTTTATCAATACTTTCTTGAGGTACATTGTGTTGATTAATTCCACCATGTCTGTTTTCAACAATTAAGGAATAAACTTTATAATCAAACTTTTCAGCCCAATCATAATACCACTGCATTTCCCATTCTTGAGTAAAAGTATTACTAACTATAATCTTAGTTTCTTTATTTACCATCCATTCCCCTACTTGGTTTTGACACCACGAATGAGCGTCTTTAACTTTTTCAGGTTTCCAATTATATATTCCATCTTTATTAATGTGATACATATCTGCTTCAACGTGTTTTCCACCTAAAGATTTAGCTAGAGTACTTTTACCAGCCCCAGGACAGCCTCTTAGGATATATAATTCTTTAGTTTTCATGTCTTCCAATAATTAATTTATCTTTTAAAATATCTTTTACCTGTTCAAATGAAAATATACTGTATTCTCCAAACATATTATAGTAAGAATCAATTCCAACATCCATAGATTTATATTTATGGATTTCTTTTACTACGTCGCTTTCATCTGCATGTAGATGTCCGTGTAAACTAATAGAACCATCATCTTGATAATTCCAGTTAAACATGGGGTAATGAGAGCAACATATAATTTGCCCCTCTATATTTAATTCTAAATAATAGCCAATATACAATAACTTGTCAAACTGACAATCCTTTTCTACCTTTTTTAATTTACCTATGTTACAGTGATTACCAAATAAGATGATTACATTCTCGCAAACAATATCACTTAAAAATCTAGCGTATTGTTTTTCAGCCATCATTGTATCTCCCAATAAAACTAACAAGTCATTCTTACCAACTTTAGCGTTAATTTCATCAGTAATGTATTTATTCATCCACTCTAAATTTTGAAAATTGCGTCCAAAATCTATAACCGCTTGATGATCTAAATGTAAATCAGAACTGAAGAAAATATTATTAATCTCTAAAGTTTGTTTTGGATAACTTGTTAGTATTTTAACTTTCATAATTTATGATTCTTTTTCTTCTACTTCATTTTCTTGGTCATCACTTTCCATCTTAATAAAATTTGGTGACTTCAATTTAAATATTTCATCAGTTTCTCTTATTCTAACACAAATACCTTCATCAATCTTACAATCACTGTAACTTTTGTTCAGATAAGTTTGTTGTAAATAGCCTAATAAACTGCTATCATCTACAACCATTTCTTTAATCTTACCTATAAAATACTCTTGAACATGATTTAAACCATATTTTTCACAGTATTTTTTTACTTGTTCCCAAGAAAACTCTATAACATTACCATCAATTGAAGTTTGAGTGATTCTATAAATATGAATCCCGTACTCTTGATTGTAAGTAAATTTATCTCCTTGAATACCTTTACCTACTATTTCTGCATATATTGAAACTCCTTTTTCTACTGTATGTCCAATCTCTTTATAAGCTCTTGCCCAAATATCAGAAGTATAGTAGCTTGGATTTGGAGTTTCCCATTTGTTAGTTTGAGATTCAATCCCTTTAGGAAGTCTTCCTCTAGGTTTGCCACTCGACCATATAATACCATATTCTGACGTTGGAGTTTCCGCACCAAAAAACTTAAAAACTTTTTCTTTAAAAGCCAACTGTTTATTTATTAAAACATTAGATAATATTAAAGAAGAACCATGTAACTTTCTTGTTATAACTACTTCAGTTTCTTGTGTAAATTTATCTTGATGCTTTACAAAATGCTCTGTTTCATGGTGAAAACGAAACTGTGACTCTAAAATTAAGTCTTTAAGTTTATTTGTCTTTACTGTTTTTTGACCGCCTTGACTAGACTCCCTAACTGCAACAACATACTTCTCACAAATAGAAATACCATCAATATCTGTAAACTCATCTCCTAATTTTAACCAACTCACATTATTTAAAAAATAAAATAGACTATCTAAAGGAAGTAACATACCATCTGATATAATACCTCTTAATTTTATACTTTTAACTCTAGACTGCTTAGAACTTATAAAACCACGTTTTGTGGTATCTAAATTGTTTTCTTCTTTATCATACAAATTATTCATTTTACAATAATCAGCTGATAATTTTGTGCCACTACAAAAGTAAAGCATTTTAGACCCAACTTGTGTTGTTTTAGGTACGACAACATTATTTCCATTTATCACTGTTCTAACAATCGCATCTGCTCCCTCAATAGGAAACAAATCTTTAATCTCTACTACTGAGCAAGCGTAATTTTTACTTCCCTCTTTAATTTCTAATTTCATAGTTTTTAATATATAATTATTTTTTTCTTACTTGTTAAATACCACAACCCATTTTCCTCATAATATCTACATGGTTTTACAGCTTTACATGTGTTATAGTTTGTATTTATTATTCTCTCTAATTCCTCTCTAGCTTCCGCTTCAGAATTAAAGGCTCTTTTTTCTTTTCTATCTTCCATTAGCTATCTTCATAATATCATTTTTAAATATTCTTCAACACTTTCTATGTCTTGGAATGGTGTGTTAATTAAGTCTTGTCCTATTGTTTTTCGACGAAATAAAAAATTAAAATAATAAACTGATTTAACAATATAAAACTCAGGTAACTCATACTTATCTCCTAAACAACGATACAAAGGATGTATCTCAAATACTACCCGTTTCATTTATTTTTTACTATTTCTATTAATTTATTTAAACAAGTTATTTCAGATTCTTCGTAAGTATCCCAAGAGTCTTTACCCCACTTAAAGTATCTCATTTTCCAAATATACTTACCAGACTTATACCAGTCTCCTGTCTTAATTTCTTCATCAGAAGTAATATAAATGTTTTGGTTTTTAAAATGCTCACCACCAATAGGTCTATCAGTTATAGTTAATTTATTGTTATCTACGTCTATAAATAACTTACTCGGTTTATCTGTTGGTAATAAAAATATATTCTTCATAGTGTTATTGTTTTAAATTTCTTTTACAAATATATGTATTATTTTCCATTCCCGCAAGAAAAACTTAATAAAAATAAAAAAGACCCACTTTTTAGGTGAGTCTTAGTCTTGTTGTTTATTTGTATAATTTATCCAGCACAACTGTCACATTCTAGTATTGACTTTCTTGTAAAGTTTTGAGCCGCATTCTGATTCAATTGATAATACAAAGTTTTTACACCCATTTCATGTGCTTTTAAGTAGTAATCACTAACTTCTTTAGCAGATGTACCAAAAGGAATCATAGTATTAAATGAAATACCTTGGTCAATAAACTTTGTTCTAGTGGCATTTTGTATTAAAAGTTCCATAGGACTTACTTCAGGAAAAGTTTTAAAAACAGATCTTTCTATATCAGTTAAAAAACTTAAGTGTTGAACTGAACCATTATTGTTCTTAATACTTTCCCAAACATGTTCTGTGTTTTTACCTTTACTTTTTAATAACTCTTCTAAGAATACATTTTTTTGAGAGTGTTTTGATTTAGCTAAAGCCTTAATAAAGTAGTTACTATAAACGGGCTCTATACTTTGAGACCATTGTCCAACAATTTCACTACTTGAAGTGTTAGGAGCAATAGCATTTAAAGTGACATGTCTTCTCTTGTATTTATCATCTTTTAACATAGGAGCTTTCCCATATTCCAAAGCCATCTTTTCAGAAGCTTTATAAGACATCTCTCTAAGCTTACCAAATATCTCTGTATTTTTAAACTTAGCTTCCATACTTTCTAAAGGAATCATATTCATCTGTAAGTAAGAGTGGTATCCACTAGCTCCAATACCAACTGCCATTTGATCCTTTGCAAATCTAACAGTTCGTTGCATTAAAGGATTGTCTTCATTTTTAGCTATAAAATCTAATAAAAAAGTATCTAAAAGATTAAGTAAAACTTCTACAGCATCTGTATCTTTCCACTCATCAAAGTGTACTAGATTCATAGCTCCAATACAACAGACAAAAGTGTTTTTATGATCATTATTTAAAAGTATCTCAGTACATAAATTACTGTTATTTACATACTTACCTAATTCTTTGTAAATATCAGGTCTGTTGTTATTAACATTGTCTTTAAACATTATATAAGGAAACCCTGTCTCAAACTTCTTCTTAATTATTTTAGCCCAAATATTCCTTTTATCAATATCTCCTTCTTTTAACTGTCTTATCCATTCATCTCCTATTTTTACTGCAAAAGGCACTTCATGTATATCAGAAGTTTTATCTTTAATAGTCAAAAACTTATCAATGTCTGGGTGTTCAACATCTAAATAAGCTGCAAACTTACCTCTTCTACTTCTTTGACTAATCCAACTAGTCGTATCTTGAAGTCTTTTTACATATCTCATAACTCCATCAGCAAAACCTCCGCCCGTTATTGGTGCACCTTCTTTTCTAATGGCAGAAAGATCTCCTGAAGTCCCTCCTCCAATTTTTGACAGCATTCCAACTTCAGCGTCTGTAAATAATAGCCCTTCTACAGAGTCCTCTGCATAGCTCCCAAAACAGGAAATCGCACTTTCTTTTTTATCTAAATAATTAGTTATACCTGGCGTAGGAAGTAAAAACCAACCTCTTGATAAATAGTCTAAAAACTTTTCAGAATAACCTTTTTTATCTAAAATACCCTCTGCTTTATCCCCTATTTTTTTAAAGTGCTCTATTTCGTCTCCTTTTATGTACCCGTTTTGTAAGAATAATTTACTTTGTTCATTTAACCAATACCACTTTTCAAATTCTTTTTTCATTTTTATTATTAATTTTTAAAACAACGAATCAGCCGAAATATCTTGCTGACCTATTGTATAATTTGGAGATTGTACATCAAAAAAATCTACTCTTACATCTAAAATTCTTTCTTCTTCAAACCATTTTGTAGATTCACCTAATTGATTTACATCTATTTCAAACATACTTTCTATACCTATAGCATTTAAAGCTTTATTAAAGCGGTCTTGAATAAACAACTCTACATCATTTTTAGATATAAAATCTAAGTCTTCGCCATCAAATATCCAATCTATAATCTTTAATTCTGCATCATAAGCTTTTTTACATGCTCTTCTAATCTTATTATAGAAATCTTCATTAAACCATTCAGGGTATTCTTTCTTAATAATGTTGATAAGAGCCACACCAAACTGAAAATGCACATCTTCTTCTTTAGCTGTAGCCATGATGATATTGTCGATAGTTTTAAGTTTCTGTCTTTTTTGGCAAAAAGATTTAACAATATAGAACTGACTAAATAAAGAACACGACTCTATAAAAGAACTAAACAATAATAAATTTAATACATAATTTTCCCTTTTGTTCTCAGAAGCTCCTTTTATATACTTTGTAAGGTATTCTACCCTTCCTTCTATAACAGGTTCTTTTAAAGCTTTTGCAAACTCATTTTCTAAACCTAATCTCGTAAGTAGCTCACTATAAGCTTCTTGGTGAATAATTTCATTCATAGCAAAGGTGTATCCTACCATATAAACTTCTGGTTTAGGTAAATTATCACCAACTTTACCCCAAAAAGTTTTAACAGAAACCTCAATTTGAGAGATAGCTAATAAGGCTCTTTTTATAACTCCTCGTTCTTTATCAGTTAATACATTGTGATAATCGCTTACATCTCTATCTAATCTTTCTCTGAATTCATCTACATACCATATAGTGCCTCGAATGGCGTTCATGTAGTGTAGTAATTCTGGATACTCATAGGGCTTAACTGCAACCCTCTTGTCAAAAATACTCATTTATTTAATTGTTTTATAGTTATAAATTTGTTATGTCTACTTCGTAATTTATTAATGCTTGATAAACTTGGTCTGTTATCTTATCCTTCCAAATATTTGCTACTTCTTTTATGTGAGCTCTTTAATCTTTTCATATATTTTTGGTGGTAAAAAAATCCTCAACGAATTAACGTTGAGGATTTGTATTTATTTGAACTCTCAGCACTCGTTAAAGTCTACTGTAATTCAGGTGTCTCGGACAACCTCTTATATAATGTTTTGTAAAAGTACAATATTTATATTGAATTATAAAATAGATTATACTTTAGTTTTTAAATTAAAGTATGTCTAATTTTTTTATAAATCTTGATTACTAAACCATCTTAAAAATTTATTTGTAAAACTTATTTTTTTAAAAGGGTACCCAACGATTAAAAATAAAATACCTACAATAAAATTACCAAAAGGAATAAACCACAGTATATTTAATTTTACATCTTTTTTAAGCCAATCATGCCAAATATATTGCATTCTAAAAGCATATCGGCAAAGAAAAATAGAACCAATGTAAAATAATATTAAAATTGCTATTATCATAATTAAAATATTTTATAGTTCCAATTTATTTTATCTAAAAAGTAAACAAGTGCAATAATTAAGAATACAAGTTTACCACAAAATATCATCCAATATGAAAAACTTCTACCTATTGAATATTTTTCAAAACCTAACTTTTTAATGTTTATAAAAGCTTCTATTAATATCGCAATCATAATAATACCTAATACTAAATCTCCTAATGTCATAATTAAAATTGTTTAAAATTTCTATCTAAATCTTCTATAATACTTAATAGTTTATCTTCCTTACTAATTATCTCTTCTAAAGTTTTACACTTATTTAAGGATTTTTCTACATAGTATCTTAAAGCTTGCGCTACTCTTGTATGGTATGTTTTACTTTCATATAAGTAGTCTTCTTTTTCTCCTGTTTTAATTGTTTTGCCGTTTTCTTTTACGGTTTTATCTCTTTGTCTTGTCTCTGAGAAAGTTAGGACTAATCCATAATCCCCATCTGAGGTTAAATCCCAATTAAGGTCTAACTCTATTTTACTTTTTTGTGTGAAAACTTTATTCATAATGTTTAATTTAAAATGTTAAAATATTTAGCCCAAAATAAAGATTGATAAAAAAGAGATACATAGACTCCCCAATAACCAACAAACTTTAACCATGTAGGAGTTTTAATAGTAAAGGCTTCTGTAAAAGTCTCTAAACTTTTTGTAAATAGTGTTGTATGTGATAGTAAGTATATTACTCCAAATACAAATGTAAAACTGAATAAGAATTCTGTTGTTGTCATAGTTTTAAGTTTTTGTTGTGCAAATATATAATATTAATTTTAATTCCGCAAATAAAAAATAAAGAAACAGAAGATTTTATAACTCTTTAAATTACCTCTCCTAAAATAGTATATCCGACTTATTCGCTTTGTCCTCTATAAAACCCCTCACGATTGGGTTTATCTGTTTCTTTAAAATACAACTTACAAGACAGCTTCTCTTGTCAATCACTAGGTTGACACCTCTTTTGCTGAGATATAAGACTGTTTTAACTATATTTTGCATTGTTTAGTATAAAGTGTAAAGTCCCTTTAGAGGATATTTCAAAGTTTTCCATTGTTTGTTTATAGCTTTTGCAATTTTTGTAAAAATCTTTTACTTCAGTAGCGTTGTACTTTCTCCATTTATCTGTAGCATTTAAAGAGTATTTTAATCTTTTTTCTGCTGGATTGTCATTTACATTTTCTTTTTGAGTACCTATTAAAATATTGTCCCAACTACAATCTGTTTTTATGTTATTTTTATGTCTTACAACTGTATTTTTTTCAAATATTCTTTCTCCATACTTTTGATAGGCTTGTAATCTGTGCCAAGATATCGGGAAAGGTTCTCCAAACACCCTAGTTGAGAATATTGGATACCCATCATTATTTAGTATTCTTAATTCTATTAAATTAAATGGGGTTTGTAGTTTTACACCACATGTACTTATCCTATATCCTAATTTGTATGCCTGTAATAAGGCTTCATTGCTTTTACTCATATTTTAAAAATTTACCGCGATTGTGCGGTCACTATATCATAGTCCGAGGTAGCGTGCTGTTATTCAAATGAAAACAGCCTCGTTTCTTAAAACCTTGTAGCCTGACCTTTCAGGCAGTATATGTCGATATTAATTTCACGTGTCGTTACATAGTACAAGGTTTATATTTTTATTCTACTAAGTGCTGAAAAACTTCAACGATTTTTGTTTCAGAAACGGAGGGAATAGAAAAATCCATTGTTCCTTTCATAGTAATAACAGTATTTTCATAGGCTTGTTTAGCGTTGTTTGCTTGAACTAGTATATATACATTTTGTCTTTTTTCCTTTCCAGAATCTTCGTCAAAAAACAGTAGTGAAACTTTCGACTTAAACCACTTATCAGTATCTTCAAAAGCAGTAATCTCTGAATAGTTGGTGAGTTTAATATTTACTACTTTAAAATCTTCTCCTACATAAATCTTCATTTGTTCATTAATATTGCTTTCTGCTTCACTAAATGATAAAGCACTAACTATGTAACTTTCTGTCACTACTTTGTTAACTCCTTGCTCGTCTGTTTTTCTAAATTTTACAGAACAATCGAAATATTTATTCATATTTATTGGTTTTTAATTTATTTATTTTTAAATATATTTTTCTTACCTAGGAATTTTTGCTTAACTCCATTTCTATCTACACGCCTATTGAAAGCTCTCCTAGCATTTCTTTCAGTCTCACCATCTCCAAACTCTAATTTATCCAGTTGGACAGCTTCATTCTGCATATCATGTCTCAAGTCTTCTTTCATAATTTTTATTTAATTTATTTTAAAAATAACACACATCCTTCAAGATAGGAATAAATATTTTCAGTATACTAACGTTGTCCATTGACATTCTACATACTTATTTATCTTACTCAACAAACTTAACACCTCTTGTAGTGTTGTAATAAATAGTTTTGTAAAGAGGTCATCCAGTGTTGTAGTGTGCCCCCTTATTTACACACCTTGTTGCAAAGCTTACGGTTATAATCAACTACGGGTTTGCGTTTTACTTTTACAAATTCTATTTACTATTTGTTTGCTTTTCTATGCGTGTTTTAAATTTAATCTATTCTTCGTAATGGGTTACAGTTGTTTTTCCTGTTTCTGAATCATAAGAACTGCTTCCTTGTACTTTTTCACTGTAAGTACTTGCATTGTTTCTACTGTAAAAATCTTTTGACACTTCTTTCATTTTAATTTTTGTTTTAAATTTATTTCTTTAACAAATATACAACTAATGTTTTACTCTTGCAAATTTATTTCTATTTATTTTGTAAAAAACTTATTGTAAACTTTATAATACTCGGATATTTGTTCAGCTACTTCGTCAAACTTTTTTAAGAACTTTTCTGCACGCTCTGTAGAATATGGAGTTTCAATATATTTTACATCTCCTGTAAGCCTTAGTGGGTACTTTTCTTGCCCGTTTCCTTTTCTGTCCAAAAGTATAACTCTTGAGTTTATGATATTATGACCTTCCACCTCTCTTTGATAAGAGTAAAGTGTTGTCTGTTGATAGTCGTCACTACCATAATAAGAAACTTTTGAACTTACAGCTCCTGTCTTTAAATCTTCTACTACTAACCCATCTTGGTGAAAATATTCCCTATCTGAAAATCCTTGTATAACATACCAACCTCTGTCAACAACTATTTCAGATTCATATCTAGCATTTTCAGGTCTTTTTATAGAGTCAATAACAGAACGATCAAAATCAGTTAACCCTGTATCGGTTTTATCCTCAAAATATTGTCCACATTTTGAACCGTATGAAGTGAAAATATTTCCATCATTACTTAAACCTAAAAAATAATTAGCAAACATTTCTCCTCTATACCCATCTTCTAAAAAACTATTATAAGCAGAATAACTTAACTTAGGCTTTCCTTTATGTTGAGGATAGTTTCCTTGACCATCTTCATATATTTTTGGTAATATTTTATTTGATTGCATCTAAAATTTCTTTAATTTCTTGTTTTTTTCTCACTTTAACTTCTACTTTATCTGACGCAAACATAGTGTTGTCAATATATAGACTAACTAATATATCTTCTAATATTAATTTCTCTTTTTTAGTCACTTTCTTTTTTGACAATAATTTTTCTAACTTTTCTTTTGTTTTAATATCTAAATTTGTAGCCTTGTAAATTTTTTCAAGAATTGGTAAATCTTCTGCAAAAGGCTGTACAGTTGTAGTTTGGTTCTTGTCAATAAATACTTCAAATGGTTGTTCAAAACGCATTTTTTTAAATATATTAATTCCTGCAAAAACATCTTGTTTAACATAAGAATTAATTTTATCTAACCCATTATTCCAATATTCATTTGAAACCATAGAGCCATCTAAATCTGTTTTAGGACTTGGTATATTAAAATGATAACACATTTCGTCTAAAGAAGTATTTGCATAATGAGTGCCCTTAAAAATATCCATTAAGTCTAAGCATCTGTCTAAGTTCCATGATTTTTTCCCACTTGTCAAAAATCTATCAACTAAGTTTTCAGTTACATTGAAATACCTCATGCCATTAACTGCAACCATTGGGAGGTCATATCCTAAAATATTTGCGCCACAAACATAATCAAAGGTATTTGCAATAGAGCAGAATTGTCTCAAAACGCTCTCTTCATCTCCTTCTAAAGCTTTTATGTGAACTTCTCCATCTTTAATAAAACCTACACCAACAGATACAATTTTAGTGTAACACATTTTTAATGCAGCTCTTTTATTATATTGTTCTACTACTTCATCATCAGGTAATAATTCATCTGTTTCTATGTTTCTAGTTTTCTTTTGAAACAATTCAAATTCCTTAGAGTTTATATCTAAATCCTTGTTACGCCTTACTACTTCTAAATCGAAGAATAAGACTTTTTCTTCATTGATTTTTTTAATTGTTTGATTCATTGTTTTTTTCAGTTATTAATAAATACTTATATCCTTGTGCTCCGCTTTCTAATTCTATTTCTTTTATAGTTCCTTGAGCTACTAAGTTTTGAGTTTGTTCTAAATCTTTTTGCGCCAAAATATTGAGTGTGGCTTCAAGATAAATTAATTTTTCCATACCTATTTATTTTTGTTTTTTTTAACCCATTGCTCAAAATTTTCTTTTATAACTGTTTCGTTACGAGATATTGGCAACCTATTACCAGCTTGAAAAGCTCTTTCTAAATCTTTTTCAGTATACATATTTATTAATTTTTTACAAATATATTACTTTTTCGGCGAGATAAAAAATAAAACAGTCTTTATTTACTTAAAAACTTTTCAATTAATAACTTCTCTTCACTAATAGACTGTAACCTACTATTAACATTACTTAAAAACAAACTATTAATATCTTCAAACATATTTAAACTCTCCTCTGTAGTTAAATCATTTAAAAGGTTATACAATATTGTTTCTTTCCTAGTCATTAACTCTCTTTCGTGATTTGACTGTTTTCTATTTTCTCTCCAACTTTTAATTCTTTGTGTCATAATTTTAAAATGGTATTGTATCAGCTTCAACTATTTCTAATTTATAGTCTATACTTTTTGTTAAAAATTTTAATTTATTTATAGTTAGTTTTTGTCTTTGAATGTTATATACAATTGTCGCCTTAAAAACATAAAAAGGAATTTCTTTTAAACCGTAAGACCTATTATCTTTTAAGTAAGGCAATTTATATAACTTTTTATCTTTCCATCCATAGTTTACATTTTTATATGTAAAACCGTATTTAAATTGTAATGTGGTAATCATAGGACTTTATTTTAGTGTTGAGTTACCACATTAGTTACGTGTATGCACAAGTTACGGCAAATACTATGTTTTGTTTTCATAAGTCAATTCAGTTCCTGTGAGTGCGAAATATAAATTTTGTAGCTGATGAACTGTTTTTATTTTAATAAACTCAAATGATTCAAACATAAATTCCTCTACATCCTCATTACACATATGAATTTTTACATCTCCAAATTTAAAAGCTTTGCTCGCTTGTATTTCTTGTGGGTCAGAAGTAAAGTAGCTTTCTGCATTAAATTTGCGTAGCCATTCTTCTGTTAACGGTATTGGTTTAATATCTTCATATAAAATAATTACTCTACAAGGTCCAGAAGCAACTGCTCTTTTTTCTAATAACTCTAATATTTGTTCAGTTCTTGGTATTCCGCTTCCTAAGTCTAATCTTGAAATAAAATTCCCAATTCTTAATTCATTTTTCATAACAATATTTTTAGTTTAATAATCCGTACTTGCCCTAACATACGCTTGTAGCTATATGCAGAAACTCCCTGCTTTTATTCACGATTGCGGTGGCATACAGCTACAAGCTTTTCCGTTAGTAGCAATGTTAGAAACCCTGTTGACGAAGACGATATTCTTTACAAAGCCTACAATATTTATTAAGGAAAATATGACCACATTCTTTTTCTTCTATTTCTTTTTGACTATCTTCTACTTTTTCGACTACTTTGTAGGTTTCATAATCTAAATTTGTCTCTTTAACTATCTTATTTTTTAAGCTAAAAATAAACACAGCTACTAACAGCACATAAGCGCAAGCAATTAATTGGGTATTGAATTTAAATTTTGTTTTCATTTTGTTGTTATTTATAATTAATATAATTATTGTTTTTTGTCAGCAATTGCCTTCGCCTATGTGCGAAACGTTACCAGTAATGCTACAGTAGCGGTAAAATATAATCTGATTTATTGAAACATTCACTTATGAATTTCGCATGTCTTAACGCTTCTGATTTTTCTGTAGTATCAATTATTTCATTACTTGTAGTTAAATATGGTATTCTTGCTATTTTATATTTTGCACCTAAACTTGTGCCTATTATATTCCAAGCATTCTTTGATTCAGAATGAACAACCTTTGTATTTATATTTGGATTTTCCATAGTTTATTTAGTAACATCATTAAAAAAATCAGGATAAATATTTTTTATCATTTCTTCAGCATCATCTTGCATTTTAGTCCCTTTAACAGCAATCCATAAAGCATTTGATAAATAAGATAAATGATTAACACTGCCTCTTGTTAGTGGATTAATTAAACTTTTAAATTCATAATTAAGATTGAACATTTTACCCTCTTTTGTCTTATTAAATTTTGATAGCCAATCATCATGAGAAACACTACTGGTAACACCTGCTATACTCAATGCCTCGTTTTCGGTATTATTAACTTCTGTTTTCATAAGTTCGTTTTTTTTAGTTAGAATAATTCGTTTTCATAAATCGGCACTAAGTATAGCACCATCCGTTAGGGATAACCGCCTATTGGAGTAGATTAAAATTACCGATAGACTCTCTTACATCTTTGTAATATGCTTTTTTATCGTGATTTAAGCACCTTGCATTGTAAGAATCACTACCTTGTTTATTATGAAGTTCTTCTCCTAGTTCCGTGAGTGCTGAAACAACTTCATCCACTATCAAAAATGCTTTTCTTTTTAAATCTGTTTTAGCATAATTTGAACAATTTTCCCATAATGCTTTTGATATTTTACCGTTGTTGACTTTTTCTAAAATCTCTTTTGCTTTTTCTAAATGTGTCATTTTTATAAATTTTGATTGATTAGTATTTCGTGGTATATCCCTAACACACGATAAGGTCTATTTGCCGAATCTACCCGCCACAACCTATAACAGCTAGTAGCAAGGCTACGATTACGTTATTTATGATATTTAGATTTTGGTTTTTCAAAGTAATTTCCATTTTTATCAGTAATAGTAATCAATGGCTCTATAACTTCATTTTTAAGCAACCATTCACTTCTCATTACATCTTTAATTTCGTGATTATTAGTCACTATTTCTATTCCTCTTTCTATTTCTTGCATTGATTTTGCTATTTGCGCTCCCATAGGAATATCTGCGCCTACAATTAATACTTTTTTCATTCTTATCTTTTATAAAATTTTATAAAATGTTTCTCCCTCTAAAATAATTTCTTCAATAATATTTCTGTTTATTAAATTGTAAGTGTCTATTTGAATTCTCCAAAACCAACAGGCTTTATCTGTTGATAGTGTTTTACCTTTATAGTTTTTTAAGGTGTTTATAACCTCTTGAATATCCATAATTATAATGTAATTTCATAACCTATCATAGCTGAATTTGCACTATCATAAGAGAATATAAATTTTTTATATTGGACTTGCACCCCTACACTTCTATAAATATTTTGAGCTTCTTTTTTGCCGTTTATATTTTGTTCAAAATAAGTTGCACCTAATTTACCTGTAATTGTAATATCTTCAAAAGTAGCTCCAATTAAGAAAAACAGTGAAGGTGTTAGTTTGTCTTTTGCAATATGTTTATTTGGATGATCCATTCTTGTAGCTCTTTTAGCAACTTCTTTTGCGTCAGTTATAGAAACAGCAACTCCGTAATTTAAATCTCCCTTCATTTTAAAGTTTACTTCAAATGATTTGTAACCTACTAAGGTTGATACTGTATTTTGACTATACCCTAATAAAGGGAATAATAATATTATAATTAATTTTTTCATTTTAAATTTTCTTTTAGTTTAATTAAAACCTTTTTTAGGTGAGAATCATTTCCATAAACATTAATAAAACTACCTTGTATTTCTGTTGTTGTAAATAATGCTTTAGTTATGTAATTAGTTGAGAAAAACCTGGATTGACAAACTTCTAATATTTCTGGACAATTTTCTTCTGAAGTTAATAAACCACAAACCCAATCTGTTTTTCTCTTCTTTAAAAGTATGTAAGGGTGCTTAAATACTCCGTGCATAAGAACATCTCCTGCTTTATATTCAATAGGTTTTCTTTTTTCAGGATTTGCTGGTAAAACTGTTACCCAACTTAATAACTGTTCGTGATTATATTTTTTATCTTTTATTTTCTGTAAAAGTATATCCTTATCCATTTTTTAAGCCTAAATAAATTCCTAAACATAACCATTCAAACTCCAATTCTCTTGAATTTATATTAATATTTAAAGCTGGGATAATTGCCCAAAACTGAAAATTTAATACAATATTAATATAGAAGTTTATTTCGTTAATGCTATTCATAATAATTAATTTAAATATTCATTCCCTTCTTCATCATAATATTCCTCCTCTACTTCCCATTCTGTCCAATAATACACTTCATCATCAAAAGCTTCATCCATTGTATCATAACCTAATTGTTCACATTTATCTAAGGCATCTAATGATGAAGCACAATAAAAATCACCATCATTAAAACAATAACCTTCATTCATCCCCTTTCCCCTAACACTATCTTTTCTTGCAAACTTTTCCATAATATTAAATTTTAGTGTTTTTAATTTTCTCCCCTAAATCCAAATAATAAATTAATTCCAAATAAACAAACTGTTGTTGAAACAGAATAATACATACATCTATCCAATCTATAAGTGTTTGCTTCAAAAATCCACGCAAAAAAGAATAAAACAGTGAAGAATATTGTTATAATAACTGATAATCTAAATAACTTCCTCATAATTACTCTTGGTTAAATTCTACATTATCTTGACAGCCTTCATACCAAAAGTCTGGACAATCACTTAAATCCATTTCTTGCTCACAAAAACATTCAATACTTTCATCTTCTATTTCGTGTAAAAGTATATTCCCACAATTACCACAAGTTACTACATTAAAACCTGCATTTTGCATAGCTTCTTGTATTCTAATTTGATTTTCTGCTAATTCTCTTTTAGTTTTCATAATTAAATCTTTTTAAGTTGTTTTTCGGCGAAATAAATAACTAAATCTCTTTCCTTTTTAGATAAATTAGAAGTTCTATTATTAACTAAATCATATAATCTAAGTATTTCTGTTTTACTTAAATTTTCATATTTTCTATATGTTGGATTTTTCTTTAAACCTCCTCCAAAGTTTCTTAAATAAAACTGAATTTCTTCTGATTCCATTAGAGTATTCAAGTATGTATTCATAACTATTCTTTATTTTTAATTCTGCAAAACTCTTCAATTGTATCGTAATACTCTAAATCAACTCCCCACTCAATATTTTCATAATCTCTCATAAAAATATCAACCCACTCTTTTGCTAATTCATACATTGCACCTCTCCCTTGCTCTTTATATCGTTTTAATATTGTTGACCAAGCATCATCACCTTTCCAAGCTGTTAAATGTTCTGATATAAATTCTACTATATCATAATGTACTTCTAGGTATTCTTCTAAGTTTTTCATAATTAAACCTTTTTAAATTAAATAATAACGAGCGTATACATTCCTACCAATAATTCCTGTATACGCCATTATTAATATGTATCTAGTTATTATAGTTTTCTAATTCTTTTTTGTTGCACTTGTCAAAACCATAGTATTCGAGAAATAAATTTTGATTTAATTATTTTGGAAAGAAATCTTCTAACCAATTATTTTTTCTAGCCCATCCAAAAGCTCCGCTCGAACCTATTTTAAATTTAAACCTATTTGTGTATTTTTTTGCCTCTGTTTTACAATTCTCGTAATTCCAATAATTTCTTGATTTTCTAGTATCTATCATATGTGAACAAATTTCCTCCGCCCATCCTTTTGCAAAGGCTTTGCTGTAAATACTATTAGCTTCTTTTATAAATTGAGAACGTAAAGAGTATTTTAATGCTTTTTCATGGCATCTTTCTTTAGTCCAATAATTGTTAAGTTTTTTAAGTTCAACCATATGAGAACATACCAAACCTATCCATTTATTTTTTAAACACGCATTATAAGCATTTTCATTGTTTAAAATAAATTCTTTTTTAGTAGTATATTTTAACGCCTCTAATCTACATATTTCAAAAGTCCATTTTATTTTTCCTCCTCCTAATCCCCCTGCTTTATTTTTATTAAGGATGCACTTACCTAATTTTTTATATTCTTCGACTATTAAATCCTCCAATTCGGAAGCGTCCTCTTTTGAATAAAGTGTATCACTGATTAACTCAAAAACAGGTTTACTGTTAGTTTCTAACATATGTTTATAAACTGAACTTTTTTCATCTGATAAATGGCTATTAAACCTCTTTTCAGGATTACACGTTAAACCAATATAAACACAATCATCATAAAAAATTGCCTTATAAATATACCTTTTTTGTATATTACCTAAAGGAATCATATGACTACATATTTCTTCAAGCCATCCACTTCTATGTGCAACAACATAAGCAGAAGGGTTGTTTTCTTGAAAATCTTTCTTGTGTTTATACTTACTTGCTTCTTTCGCACAATTTTCTTTGTTCCAATACCTATTAGGTTTTCTACCTTCAACCATATGAGAACAAATCTCATTTAACCATCCTTTTTTATGAGCTATCCTATAAGCTTGTCCACAAGATTTTAAAAAGTCGATTTTTCTAGTGTATTTTATAGATTCCTGTTTACATAATTCTAAAGTCCATTCAAATTTTACCATTTTACAATTAGTTTTATTAATATGGGTAAATATAATAAAACTTTTTTATATATGAAAACTAATTAATTTATATTAAATAATTTTTTATGTTGTTGCACTGTAATACCCGTAAACACTCATTTCATTTGTTAAATGGTTATAACTCGCAACTCTTGACTCATAACTGACTAAATCCGAGTAATGGTCGCCTTCACTATTTACGTATTCGTTTACGTGGTGTTTTGCTGTATTGTTTAAATAAAATGTTTTATGTGTCATAATTTTCTGTTTTTAAATGTTTCGTCTTTGTTCTTCATCGATAAGGTTTTCTCTCTCCTTATATAAAATCTCTATAAACTCCCTGCTTAAATACTGCTCGATATGTTTAAAATCGTCTTCTAAAAGATTTGTAATTCTATAAACAGAGTTTGTTGTTTCTAATAATTCTCTATCTATTTTCATAATATTATTTTTAAATGGTTTCTCTAATAAACTCTGAATAAAATATATTTTCGTTACAAGTTTCTAAAAAATTTTCTTGATAGTCGTCTATCTCATCTTCAAAGATAAAAGTCAATACTGCTCCAATACTTTGTACATTATCTGTTGTGAAGTCTTCTAACCATTCTGAATAGTTATTAGCTGTACTGCTTGAAAAACCATCGTAAGAACTGTAATTGTCTTTTAAGAAACTGTTGAACTCTTCTTTATTTTCTTTTGCGAAATTTAAGATCTCATCTTTGTCATAGTCAACTGTCAATTCTACTTGGTCGGTTGCAAAATTGTAAAATCTAGGACTATACAACTCACCAACTTCAATTTTAATTGTGATACCTTCCGCTTCAATTTCTCCGCTTAAAAGATTATCTGCTTGATGCTGAATTTCTTTTGTATATTTTTCGTTGTCAAATCTATTCCAATAATCTTCCGCAGTCATATCAAAATCACCATTTTCAAAGTCCTCGTTAATTTGATAGTCATCAAACATATTTTCGGGTGACAAATAACTATCATACATACCAACTGAAATGATAGGAAACAAGTTTGTGTTTATTGTAGTTTTCATATTTTTAGTTTTTAAGAATAGTATATTTGTAATTCTTTTGGGTTGTCTATTGATATTTGCATACATTCAAAGATATAGCTTTGATTAACTTTGCTGTCAATATCATAATATAAATCTGCTATAGTAGTTGCTCCTGCATCATCTTTAAAGAATTTAAACCATAAACCTTTTAATGTTTTAGGATTTTTTCTTATCTCTTTGTCAATTTCTGTTAGTGCAAAGATTAACTCTCTCTTTTCTATTTTTTCCGCCAAAAAAGATTGAAATAAATCTACAACTGTTGAACGGTATTTTTTATAATTTCTCATCTGTATAAATATGTATTACCATTATAAACAACCTCTGAATAATCTTGTCTCATATCGTATACAACGCCCTCCCAATTAATATTATTTCTAATTAAAGAGGGAACATCTTTTAAACCATAACAGTCTTCAACAAATTCCTCACAATAATCTTCAAACTCATCTTCCTCAATCAAAGTTACTCCATACTCCCATTCTGAACCAATTTCATATTCTAATTTTTCAATATCTGTAATGGTTACTATCTCATCTAACCACTCTTCTTTCCAACTCTCAATTTCTTCCTCTTCAAAACGAATATCTTCAAAGTTATCAGTCATATCTTCATATTGTGGAAACTCTTGTAAAAAACTATCTAAAATCTGTTGTTCTAAATCTTCTCTTTCTGTTTGTAATTCTCTAGTATCTAACATAGTATTATTTTTTAAGTGTTATAATTTATTTCTTGTACAAATATACAACTAATTATTGAATAAAAAAATTATTTAAGAGTATTTTTTAATTATTTTTTCGTGCATTTGAGAAACTGTTAAACCTATAAACGATACACTCTTACTTTTACCGTTCTTGCCTCCTAAACATTCTCTAATATCTAAGCGTATTCTATCACCTTTATTTAAAACACTTAAATTAAAGCTATCTATATAGTTTGATAGGTTGTCAATTACTTCTTTGTGTGTTGTATCTTTAAAGTTAATGTATTGTGTTTTTTCGTTTGCTTTACTTATTGATACTCTAATAAGTTTTAGAGGTTCGGGATTATATATTTTCATAGTTTTAAATACCTATTTAAATCTCTTAAATTTCTATCTGATAACTTTTCTACAAATTTTGTATTGCTGTAATTAGTGACTACAAAGTAAGTGCCTTCATTTTTATTAAAGTGTTCAAATACTTTAATATTATTTTTCTTTGACTGTTTTATTAGTTTCATAATTAAAATTGTTTACCATTACTTAAAAATTCATATTCATTAGCTAAAATATCTTCTATTATAGCTTCATCTGTAAATCTATAATTAATTTCTGATTCTATTCTTTTTAAAACACTTTGAATATGATTATCAAATTTTAGTTTAGAAAAAGCTAAAACTGTTTCTTCCTCATTTGTAAAACAATCAAAATCCTCGTCACAAGTAAATTCAATGGTTGTATCTGCATTTATATAATTAGGCGTGTAAATTTCAAAATTAATTTTTTGTAAAAGAAATTCATCTATAATACCTAACCACTTGTAAAAATAATCACAGTGTTCAACTTTTAATGCTTCGGCACAATCTAAAAAACTACTCCTATCTGTATCAAAGTATATTTTTTTTCTATTATTAGAAATGATAAAATCATTTCCTTTAAAATCTATTAAATCTAATTCCGTTTGTATTGGTTCAAATAAGGCGCAATCGTCAACTGCCCAACTTGCAAAATCATTATATTCGTAATAATCTTGTCTTACTCTTTCAATTGCAACTTGTTTTGCTTCCTCGTTCAACTCTTCAAACTTGTAAACCTTTGTTCTAATTGTTCTCATATTTGGCACGTCTTTTTTAAAGATAAAAGCGTCTAAATCTATTAGTTATTATTATAATTTAAATTTCGGCATAAAAAACTGAAAATAAAAATAGGATATTAAAAATTAATTATTTATAAACCTCCATTAAATATTCCTATTAACGCAAACTCTTCGGGACTTACTTGAATAATTACGTTATCTCTAGTAAATTCACTTGAAGATATATTTAAAGATGGTAAATAATTACGAATTGATTGAACTACTTCGGGTTGTTTTGCATTAAACACTCCTTTTAGTGTTTCTAAATCTCTTAATAAAGTTTCTTTCTGTAAATATAGTGTAATTGTCATAGTTATTTGTTTTATTTGTTAATCAAAGATAGTGTTTTTTGTCTGTTTATACAAACTTTTTTAGTTAAATTTCCGCAAAAGAAAATTAAAAACAGTTATTTCATATCCTCCATAACCATTAACAAACTATCCTCTAAAGATAAGTACTTAAGTTCAGTGATTTTAAAGTAAAAATCAAAGGGTGCTTTCAAATAAGCTAAGTTATTAATTAAAGTATTTTTACTTCCAAAACATCCTCCATTTAAACTAAACCTTTCTCTATTGGCTTGCTTACCACTTGGAAACTTATGCAAGGGAAATTTGCTTTCAAGTAGCTCTAATTGTTTATTTCCATCCAATACAGCCCCATCAAAAGTATCATAAACTCCTATAGTTACTGTTCTAGTTTTATAATCGTCTGTTCTTTTATTAGTATATCTAAATTCTATTGTTAATAGTTGCTTTGTTTGCATAACTGTTAATTTATGTTAATAATATTTTTATAACGAAACGCCCTCGATTCAGTAATATGGTTTAAGGCTTATTAAGCCCTTTATTTACAGTACTTAGTGGTGTCCACCTTATAAAGGTTCCACGTGGAACACTCATTTTTAAACGTTATCCCAATTAATTTTGTACCTAAAACAATTGATAATCAGGGTTTTAGTACCTTTTCGAGGTTGTTTTAGCATACTACTGAAGACTGCTTTTACTTTACCATCTTTATATCTTAGTATAGTTTGTATGTTGTAAGGACTCTTTCTTTCTCTAGTTGCGTATAGGGTAATTAGTTCCATTTTTCTTCTGTTTTTTATTGTTTTGCGGATTTTTGTGATTTGTTTTGTTAATCAATACATATCATTTGTCCCTTTAAAGTTGTTTTTACCCCCTCTATTACTCTTTAATAGTATTATTTGAGGGTTATAAATTAAAAACTTGTCAGTTTCCCACCATTTTAACTCCTTGTTTCTATAAATTGTACTCACACTTTTACCTATATAAGAGGAAACGGCTATTTTTTCTTTGATTATTGCACTTTCTTGTGTTGCTTTGTTTATGATTATATACATTTTTGACTTGTTTTGATTACCAATAAAAAGCAAAGATAATAATTTTTATTGGTTATTCCTATTCTTTTCTATAAAATTTTGCCTTATATGTGTGGCTAAAATTCCGTAGTTATCTAGAGCAAATTGTTTGGCTTCCGTTTCTGTTACTCTTTTGTTAAGTATGTTTGAAACGGTTGTTATTAGATTATTCCCTTTTATTTTTTTCTTTTGCGCCAATTCTTCATTTAATGCTTTACCCTCACTAATAACTATAACTGCTTCATTAAACGTTAAACCGTTGTTCAGTGAAAACTTACCAACTGTTAAATAGTTGTTCACGTAGTCTAAGTACAAATTAACCTTTTCTTTATTAGTCATTTTCTTTATAGTTTATAAGTTCATAAATAATTGTTTCAAGAGCGAACCAAGCCAAAGCATTTGTTATACTACTTTGTTCCACCTTCGCACCGCCTAAAAACTTATACAATTCTTTTAAGTCTTCCTTATCTAGTTCTAAACATTGAAACTCCTTTACAAAGTCTATTACATTTTCGCCTAAACTATCTGAATACTCTTCTAACAGTTTTACAATTTCCTTTCTGTTTTTTATTGCGAATTTATGCGTATCAACATAATAAATAAAACCACTCACTCCTCCACTTGCATCCCGATAATCATTTGCATACTGTAACAACTCTTTAAATGGTAGCCCTATTTGGTTTATAACTGCATTGGCTAATTTTTGACTGCTTACTTCTTTTAAAAATTCTCTTTTACTCTTCATAATACTATTTTTTAGTTTTTATTGTCTTTTTATTTGTCCAGCAATTCTACCAAGTTCCGTTAATTCTCTATAAATTTTATTTAATATCTTTGTCATAACTTTTAGTTTTCTAGTTCAGACTCACAAATTAATACTATTTTACCGCTTGAAAGTTTAACCCGTAACAAGTCAGTAAATACCGTTTGTTCGTTAACTATCTTTGTATTGTTTGAAGCGTTTTTAAATACCTTTAAAATTTCGCATTGCATACCGTTGTTTAACATTTTCATAATATTATATTTGATTTGTTAGTGTTAAAAGTAAGTTGAAAAATGTAAGTGAGAAGACAATAATTAAAACTATTCCAAACTTCACTATAAATTGTTTCTCAGTTTTTTGCGCCAAAAAAGAAACTACAACAAATAAAACTGCTATAAAAATAAGAAGGTAAACGCTATTAAGTATCATAATATTATTATTTAAAGGTTAAAATTTTCTTTTTTAATTTTGCGCCAAAAAAGAATAAAAAGCAAAGGTTAGTTATTCCCAACCACCAACTAAATACTTACCATCAACAAAAGTTGGTTCATATTCTTTATGATCTTCTAACATATCAGAAGTCTCAAAAAATCCGCTATATGAAGCCAATTTCAATTTATGGCATACGCATATTACTTCGGCTTCATCGCCTTTAAAAGGATGTTCGTAAAATACAATCTCTTGCCCTAAACTGTTTAAAAATCTTTCGTATTCCGTAGGGTCGTTATCCATTAATTTTTGGTAGTTAAGCATAATATAAGTGTTTAAATGGTTGTTGTTATTTGTTGGGTCAAAGATACAACAACACTAGAGTAAAACAATACAAAAAAGGTAACTATTTTCAATAAATATTAAGAAGTCAACAAAATCAAGGCTTAACAGAGTTAGTAAATTCTTACAAAGTATATAAAGTAAGAAAAGGGCTAAACAATTGAGCGTAAGAATTATTATACAAATATTGAATTTTGCAATTAAGCTACAAATTAAATAAAGTAATACTTAGATACCAAGACTACTAAAATAGTGCCTTAAAAAGTCTTAAAACAAGTATTTAAGCCTATATAGTGATATACTATAAGATAAATGTTAAATAGGTGCAAAGTTCAAATTCTGAAAAGTGTTTTTTGGGTTTTGGTGGGAAATTTTTGAAGCCTTGAAAAATGTAGGTGGGGGTTAGGAAGAATCTTACTTTTTTGCGGGGGTCTCTCTAGTAGGACGATATAGAAGCAAATAGACACTCAACATTTTAAAAATTATTGTATTTTAATTTTTTACAAAAGTTAGAAAATTCTTCTGAAGTTGCATCCCGTCTACCCATATTTTCAAATCTTGTCACCAATCTAATATTTCCCTCTATATAATCCTTATCGTTATCTATTCTATCAACAGAAACTGATAGTAATTTATCGCTACACGTCATATCCATTTTAATACCTAAAAAATAAGATAATCCTTTTTGTTCTTTATATAAATCTATTAATTGTTTTTTAGAAACAGTTCTTTCTTTAAATCTCTGTCCTAACTTTTCTTTTCCATTAGTTTTCATAGCAGCGTATAACCTAGTAACCCAATTTGAACTACCTACTTTTGTACGCCGAGCTAGAAATAAATTATTTAGTGAAGAATTTAAATTGTTTTCATCTATAAAAAATATAAGGTATTTAACAGTGTCTATTTTTTCTATAAATGTTTCGTAAATAATTTTAGATATGACATATTCTTTTTCAATTTTATTTATATGTAACCTAATGCTAGTTCTGTTAGTATTTAAGTAGTTATTTGATTTAGTTGAAAACATTCTTCCTAAAGTACTTACTAAGTAATCACTGCTTATTATTGATTCTTTCCATTGCTCTTCTTTTGTATCTTCTGGTTTTAAAGTAACCTCTTTTTTAACAGTGATATCTTCTTTTATTTTTCTTTTTAGAGCGACCTCTTTTTTAAAAACACAACCGCAATCTTTATTATTACCCGACTTCAAAGTTTGTAAGTTGTACTCTTTCTTTTTACCACAAGCACATTCGCAAAGCACCCTTCTAGTTTTAGCTCCGCCAGGACTTATGTATTTTTCAACTTCTTCTATGATAGTCAATAACCCATAAACATTATTTTTAACAATGTCGTTTTTAAAACTGTTTCTATAGCATCCACAGGATTTAGTATCCCCACTTTTTAAATCTTTGTAAACTATTATTTTTTCTGTTCCGCATAAGCATTTGCATAAAACTTTTTTTACAAACTTACCACTTGGTTGTTTATAGCCTTCCGCTTCGCCTACTACTTCTAAATTTCCAAAAACCTCACCTATGTGATTTATCTTACCTGTTGCCATAATATTTTTTTGTTAAAGGTATTGAAATACTATGTAGTTATAAATTTAATTACATATCAAGTTTTTATTTTTACCTAACCCCTCTATATAATTACACCATAGGATACAAAAAAAAGGGCAGGGAGCTTTTTAGTTCTCCTTACCCTTTAGTGGTTTATGTCAGATACTACTTTATTATAATTTTCAATTTTTTACTTCAACACAAGGTTCTACAGGACTATATACCCCATTACTTAAAAGTCTTTGATAGTCAAAAAGTCTACTAATACAGTCTTCTGTAAGGTTTTGACTGTTTGTTATTTCAAATAGTAATCCTGATCCTGGAAAGTCTGATAAAGCTAGTTCTTGTTCTTTCATAGATTGTGCTCCAACTACTCTTTCTACTACTACACTTAAGTTTGATAATAAGGTGTAAAGGTCTTCATTGAGTAGTTCTTGTTTGTTTTTAATTTGTTCTAAAGTCATTTTTATTTTTCTAATTCGTCCATTAATATTCTGTAAAGGTCTTTCAAAGCTTTTAAATCGTGCTCTCTAGTTTTATCTATAACCTCAATGACATTTCCAACTGTATAAGCTAAAGCTCCAAAACCATACTTATTTTCTTCATAAGTATATAAGTCTTCTGCGTCTGAAACTAAGTCAATAACAATTTGACTGTAGTTTTCCATTCTGTAAAATGTGTCGTGTGATAATTCTTCTAAATTCATTTTTATACCTCTTCTATTAAATACTGTTTTACTTCTTCTATATCCATACCTTCAATGTCTTCCAACATAGCTTCACAGAAAAAACTAATATCTCTAATACGCCTGTCATTAATCAATTTTTTAAGAGTTTCTAAAGTGTAAGTTGTCTTACTCATATCTGTACACTCTGACATAAATAGTTGCACTCTATCTTCCATGTTTATTCCATCAATAACTTCTAAGTAAATTTGATTTAATAATTCTTCTCGGCTCATAGCTTCAAATTCACTAACCAATTCTGGTCTTCTTTCTTTTAATTGTTCTACTGTTTCTATCATTTTTATTGTAATATATTTAATACTGATTTTATTTCCCAAATTTTTATTGTTTCTGAAGCTCTCATTAAAAGTTTAAATACATCTGTTAGAGTCGCATTTTCTTTTATTTTTATTGAATAACTTTTATAAATCCAATTAGAGTCATCTCCATCATATCTTCTAGTAAAACCTACATTTATTAGAGCTGCTATTATTTCTTCCTTGTTTGTCATAATTTATACTGTTACCCACTCATAGGAAAGTATCTCTTCTTTCTCAACTCTGTAAAGTTCTGAAAATGTTTCTTCAAAACCATATTCACTGTCCCACAAAACTTGATTAGTTTTCCAAGTTCCTAAATACTGTTCAAAATCTTTTACTTCAAGAAAGTATTCTTTATGTTCTGCTTTTAATTCTATAATATCTTCTCGCCAAAAACCGCTTCCTCTCCTATGGTCTTGAATAGAGTCTATTTCAAACTCAGATATTTCTTCAAATAGAGTTGGCTCTTCTGCAAATGTCACTTTATTTTTCATAATTTATTTAATATTAATTTATTTGTATTATCATCTTGTTCATTCATTTTAAATACTTTTGATAAGTAAGCTCTTTTGTAATCTCCTGGCATAAATATCAATCCTTGTTGACTTCTATACCAACCGTTACTCATAGATGTTAGTCTATATTTTTCTATCTCCTCTTCTGTCATTATATCTCTGTTTCTTTCTCAGCAACACCTAACGTAGGATTTCCAAATTTATCTGATTCTAAGTGCTCTACTACTGTCCAATCTAAATCTCGTATATAATCCCAACTATCTTTAAATACCCAGCCGTAAGATATCCAACCTGTTTTACTATTGTCATCTTCGTTCCATACTTGAAACACTATCCTTTTTTCTTTTACTTTCATAACTATCCTTTTATTATCTCCTCTACAATACTTTTATGTAACTCTTCCCATTTATTGTTTTCATTTAAAAAGCAAAGCTTAGCTTTTGTCCCCGTAGGGCGGTTTTCTGAGTAATACTCCCTATCATATCTTTCATAAGTCTCTAATCCATATTTAATGAAATGTTCTTTTGAAGGATAATCTCTTTTAGCTCCTGTACATTTACCTGTAACTTCATCTACTTTATATAATCTAAGTACCATATTTGTTATAATTCGCTACGTAATTTGTCTATCTCTTTTTGTTTTTCTTCTATCTGTTTTAACTTTGTTTCATAGTTTTTTCGGCGATTTTTAAAGTTCTCAATCTCTATCTCTGTAGCAAAACGGAAAGCTCTTAAAGTTTTTTCTTTTAAAACAGTAAAATGATTCCACTCACCCCTATAGTCTTCCAAGCTCCAATAACTGTAAGGACTAGATTTTTTACTATGAACTTTATAAGTGCTTACATCTCCTCCTCTATCAACATAATATTCACACCATCTATTACCTTTAACAGGATACTCCACAGAAAACTTTACAACATAACTGTCAACAGTTACTTTTGAAAAATCTAAAGGTATTAAACTGTCATATAACTGTTTTACTTTGGAATAATCTTTAACTCTGTAAGGGTGTTCTTTTCTATGTTTTCTAATTATGGAACAAGTTAAATTTCTAACTATACATCCTTTTGTTTTATACAAGATTTTAATAAGATTTAATATATTATCTACATTAAAGTCTTCTCTCATTGTATCTTTTTTATTTTCCCGCCAAAGAAATATAAAATTCTTAATTCTAGTTGTTATTCTCATAATTAATCTTTTAACATTTTAAAAAATAGTTTTTCTGATTCCTCTACTGCTATTTTACTTTTCTCTAAACTTTCTTTGCGGGATTTTATAACAGATTCTGCTCCCATATTAAAAGAGTTTAAATTTATATATTCATCTGGAGTTTCAATAACATAGTCGTACCACTCAAACAATTTATTAACCTCTACATTATTTTTTAGGCAAAACTTAATATCACTCATATTGAAGAAGTAATCGTTAATCATACAAACTGATCCTACGTCATCTCCAATCCAATCCACTGTTATTTCTTCATCCTCTAATTCAAAATATTTTTTAATAAAGTGCTCTACTAGTTTGTTTGTAAAAGTTTCCCATTTATCTAAAGTTCTATTTATTGTCATAATGTATTTATTTTTTACAAATATACAAAACTTATTTCATTATACAAAACAAAAAAGCAGAAACTTTTAGGTCTCTGCTTAAATTTTATTGCAAGGATAATGCAATTTATATGTTTATTACTTGAAATGTGCAACGTTCTGCGGCTTGAAGCTGTTGTGGCGGAGTCAACACCATTCAAAACCGATTATTATTAATTTTTATTTCCGCCAAAATTATTCCAAATAAGCCTAATTGCCACAATAGCTACAAACCGCTGTTATGACTTCGTTGTTGTTTTTATTTTAATATTCCTTTCCAAATATAATTCTTTTTAGTACTTTCGGCAAAAATATTTATTATGCATAAATTTGGTTCTTGTAAATTTACTGTTAATGATTTAGTATTGTACACTTCCCGTAATGGTGTCCTTTCTGACGCTTCGTATCAAGTTATAGATGTTTTACCAAATAAGGACGGAAGTTTTGAAGATAGACCTTTTATAGAAAACTATTGGATTAGAGACATTGAAACAAAAAAAGAATATAGAGTCTATCACTCTGAATTAAGATTAAAACAATAATTATGGCTAAAAAGTCTGAACTAAAAGTGCCAAAATATCAAGAAGGAGATATTTTAAAAATTATAAATCCTAACTCAAAGTTAGAAACAACAGTTATTTTAATATCTCGTTGGGATAGAACACCTGCTCAAAGAATTGCTTGGCTATATAAAGCATATCCTGATGGAGGAGATGAATTTGCTATTCCTGAAAGTGAATTATTTCCAATTAACTAATTTCTGTTCTATTAACTCTTTTCTGGCTGTTTCTAAAGAGTACTCTTCTCCTGTTTCACGGTTTACAATTTTCCATTTAGATTTTTCTACAGGGCTTCTTGCAATCATTCTGTAAATAGGTAAAACATATTTTTCAAATAATGGTTCTAAATCCTCTTTTGTAAACCCATATAAGGACTCTGTGATTTTTTGCCCCCATTTTTGGATTTGCTCTTCTGTTGGTTGGTATTGCATTATATTATTTTTTATTTAGTAACGCTTTCAAACTGCTATTTTTCCGTTTTAGTTTTCTGCGGAATTTTGGTTAAGCTATCATATAACGTTCTGCTACTAGGCGATGTAGCGGGTTAAAATTCAATTTTTTTGGAGGTTTCGCCAATTTCTCCAAGTACAAAACCGTTTTAATTTCAGCCAAATCCCGCTATTGCGATTAGTAGCTG